TCGTATCATTGGTACATATTCATCATTATGTATCTCTACTCCTATCGTTATCGATCTTGGTAAAAACAAATAAGTAATTACTTACAAATGATAATTAAAGGCACCCTTTTTGGGTGCCTTTTTTAGTTTAAAGTGGTATAGAGTGATAAAACTATCTATCCAATTTTGATAAAACGCGGCTTTTGCTAATATTTTTAGTATATTTAAAGCCCCTTTAAACCGGGGTATATTGACACCATATCGACACCGCTAATTTTATCAGTTTATGTCTATCAATTTAAAAGTTAAATTATTCAAAGGTAAAACACATTCTGATGGGTCCCATCCGATCCAGCTACAATTTTATTTACACGGGAAACCAAAGAGAAAAAGCATATATTCTTGCATGCCCAAAGATTGGGATTCAAAAACTTCCAGGGTGAAAAGTAAAGTTCAAAATGCTGCATACATTAATAATCTAATCTCAGAGAAATTCGCAGAATATGAAAGAGAGCTGATTAAAGTCCTCAACGGTGAAAAGCCCTCTTCCGATTTCTTTGAGGAAAAAATAACTTTCACTTTAGATAAAGCTTTAGAGATGGAACTTTCACGTTTAAAGAAAGCTAAAAAAACAGGTACTTATAAAAACGTTTTTGAATACAAAGGACAATTACAAAAGTTTTTCAATAGCGAAACGACCGACCTTAATTCAATAAACTTAAACTGGTATGAGGACTATGCTTCCTTTCTTGCGAGTGAAATCAAATTAGGAGATAAAGTAATCAAACAAATTAACGTGGGTGCAACTGCTCATAAAAAAATTAATACTATAAAACGAGTAGTTGAACGATATGGAGGGAAACCAACCCCTCCTGATGTTCAAAAATTTTCGGTTTCGCAAAAGAAACGTCCTATTCAAAAATGGTCCGCAGCGGATGTTGCCAATTTTGAAAACCTTCAACTTGAAGAAGGCTCTCTACTATATATGGTCCGAGATTTTTTTCTATTGCAGATATATATAAGAGGTTCCCGCGTCGGCGCATTATTAAAGGCATATCCAGAACAATTTGAAGAAAGTAGGTACACCGCTGCAAACGGCACTGGGAAAAATAATGTGAGTTGTAAGTTAATACCCAAAGCTCAGACAATTGTCAATAGATATTATAAACGTTTTGAGAGATTATTTCCGTTTTATTCATTCCTATCAAATCCAAAATTGACTGATTTTGAAAATGACAGGGAAGAATACAGGAGAAAGAATGTGGCTACTGCTGTTGTGAATCGAAATTTAAAAAAACTTGCATTTATGGCAGGTATAACAAAAAAAGCCACTTCCCACATTGCAAGACATACATTTTCGAGACTTGCGATTGACGTTGTTAAAAATCCGATGCAATCGATGGACCTCGTAGGTCATAGTTCATTGGCTGTACATCAAATTTATCTCAATGACCTTAGAAAAGATGACGAATTAGATCAATTAACAGACGAAATATTTGGAGTTTAACATCAACTTGCCATTCAAACAACAGGATTCCATCATTTTAAATTATCAAAACCTGATCAAGTCAAAATTTGCATTAATGCTCGGCCTCCAGCGGTCATTTTCCGGATACCAAGTATAGTTAGCTTGAACACTAAACATACCAAAATCAACACGTGCCGCTGGGCCGAAACTAACTGAACCAGTCTCAAAGCTATAAATCGCTGCTCCCTGTAAACGAATACCAAATTTATTCTGCTCGTGATCAAAACCGACATAATTAACCTTACCAATTTTTATAAACGGGTTATCCGAGGTTATAGAAAGTAAGGTTTGTTCCTTTCCAAAGAACCATTTCTTTTTATATCCTAGTGCTGCAGTCAATCCTATGGTTCCATTTATATCAGCTCTAGCAGGACTTGTATCATACGGAGGAGTAAATTTTAGATTTAATCCCTCTCCTGTCCAGGTATAGAATTTTCTCTTTGCAGAATCAAGTTCCTCCTTAAGTTGTAGATTTTTGGCAGTTAAACTCGCATTCACCACCAGAACCTCTTTCAACTGCTGATCTCGGATTTCTAAAGCCATTGCTGCAGTGTCAATGACTCCTTTGATATCAGTGTCCCGGCCACCATTCTTTGCTGGAACTTGATTATCAGTTACATCAAAAAGTACAGACTCCTTACCATTTTCATTTACTCTTCTGTCTATTTCCTTAGCTTCCGTAATAACCTGTTTTTGTTGAATTTCAGCTTTCTTTTTGAATGAACTTATTTCCTTTCTCGCGTTAAATAGTTCGATACCAAGCCAAATCAATCCAATGGCTAATACTATCGTAATTAAATAGAATTTTAAGTTTTTCATTTTTATTTACCTCCAATGATTTGTTTGGCTTTATCACCTAATTTTTGTCTGATTGTACTATCCAGTACTTTTTTCTCAATTGCCTGTTGGATATTTATTCCTCTACTGACGAGCAAAGCATTAGTTAGTGCATCTTGATTGGCTTTGTATTGTTGTACTTCCAACCTCAATCTTGCATTCTCAGTTTTATAAGCGTTTGTTTCAACAAACTCCTTGTATATGAAATACATGATTAATAGAAAACATATACCATACACAGGATATTTTACGAATTGCTGGAAGGAAAATGGAGCCTTTGGTAAATCCTGCATGCTATTTTTTATCAAATTTTATTGAGTTCGGCTAACGTCTGGCGTCCCACAATCCCATCAACTATTAACCCTTTTTTCTTCTGGAATTCTTTTATCGCAGCAACTGTTTTTTTACCGAAAATGCCGTCAATTTCAGATACATTAAATCCGAGTTTTGTTTGAATGAATTTAACCTGGTTAATGTACAACTGCACATCAGTTGCTTGCTGGGTATTTTCAGGTGTAAAATAAAGTTTAGCTTCTCTTTTTCGCCTTTCCAATAAAATTGGCTTGCCTCCTGCATTTTTCCATGCTTCAAAACCTCCTTGAATATTTGGATCATTTTTATCAGAATTTACCTTTCTAACTAATTCAGAAGATTTGAATCCGGCCACACCCACATTAAATGTAAAACTGGTTAAAGCATCAAACTGATTATGATTAATATCATCTCTTGTTGATGAATAAACCGCCAATTCATAGTTTTTAAGAAGATTTCTAAATAATGCAATTGCTCTTTCAGTTGTAATTGGTGGATCGGTTAGTTTAACTTTCACACCATTCTCGTAATACGTACAACCAATTCCAATAGTAGGAATTCCAACTTGATCAAGATAAGGACGTTTAACCAGTCCCTCTTCATTTATCAGAAATTGAATTCCTTGATTGCTTGTTTGTGTTATTTCTTTCATATCTATTCCACATTAAGACTCTCACAAACCTACTTTCTATTGGTAGACTATTAAAAGATGTGTTTTGACAACAAGATTCATTGTCAAGGAATAGATAAAAAATATACTTGATTATTAGTATATAGTGGACAAAAAAGATTAGATACATTTACCAAAAAGTAATCTAATATGAAAAGAATATTAATTTTATCAGCATTTGCAATGCTAGGCTTCACAAGCTGTAAAAAAGAGAACAGTAAGCCAGAGCCACAAATTGTCACTTATAATGTACTCGGTGAGAATTTAGAAGTTACTGTGGCTCCCCTAATGCCTAGATATTACACCCTGGTACCTAAAAGCTGGAACTACAGCGTTCCTATTTATTCGGGTACAACTGCATATTTAGAGGTTAAATTATCAGATTTGGGATCACCTCAAGAAGTAAAGGCCGCTATATTAATAAACGGCCGCGTGGTTAAAGAAATAGATGAAATGATCAGTTACAACGAAACAAAAGTAATTTCCTATAAGATGCCTTAATAGGCAACTTATAGGGTTTTAACTATAATGTTCTTGAATAGTCAACAATAAAGCCCTGCCAAACTGTAAAAGTTATCATTCTTAAATCAGCATCCCTAAATTGTGCAACCCCTGTCCATCCCGGGCGCATTGGCTCAAGCGTTCCTGGTTTGGCTACATTAACAATAGTATCATAACCTGTAATAGATGTTGGCTCTCCGATGTTTAAAGAACCCCAATTAGGGATGTTCACTTTCACAGCTTTTAAACCGTTATTGTCTATTACTGTTTGATTACTGAAACTATCATCCTCACCAAAACTTATTTTACCACCAGTACTGATAGCGACCCCTTTTTTACTTAACGTCATGAAGCCGTTTCCATCATTTTTACTTCCAAATAATATTCCTGCTGCTAAGTTAGCATAGGTATAATATGTTGTGCCACCACTAACATATGATCTTATATAGTTTTTAGGATAGGCGGGGCCAACAGGTGGTGTTGTAGTGTCATAATAACCAACAACAGCGCTATCATCGTCTATCTCTAAAACCTGACCCGTTGCATCATAAAATATTTGATTGTTTTCCGAAGCAAGTATTTCCATTCTTTTGCCACTCGGAGCGGTTTTTAAGTTCGGGCTAATCAAGTTGGTAATTGTTGCAGCTTCCGCAAGCAGCAACCCCGTGGCAATACTATCAAATTGAGCTCCAAATGCATTCCATTTAGATGTGTTTGTTGGCAGAATTCCACTGAATGAACCAGCATCCAAACGAGTAGTATACCATAAGCCACCGTATTTTACTCCTTCAATTCTTTTATCAGTACCGACATAAGTTCTGGTATTATTGTAGTCTCCTGAGTTTGTTAAAAATGGCCCTTGTATACCATCTTCACCGTTGGTTCCATCGCTACCATTAAATCTACCTGGCGTGCTCCAATTGCTTATTAATGCACCTGTAGAAGTTTTGATGGTACTTGTTATCCACATATATTCTGCAATACCAATTGTAGGTTGGCTTGTTGTCCAACCTGAAGGATTTGGAGAACTACTAACTAAGCTTGGTGGGACTGTTGTACTTCCATTTTTTGCAAATCTAAATTCTGTAAAATTCCCATCAGTTCCGTTTTCACCATCAGTTCCGTTTGTTCCGGAAATCCTTACACCAGCTGACCATGATCCTATTATAGTGCCATTTGCTAAAAATTCAGCTTTTCTCATCCATAAGTATTGGCCAGTACCCACTGCTGGTGGAGAATCCTGCCAGCCATTAGTTGGGGCCGTTGTCAACGAGGTATTAATTGAGAACTGATAGCTTGTGTACTTGCCATCTGCACCTGGATTACCCTCTTCGCCAACAATTCTAAACGCTGACGACCACGCTCCAGCTCCAGTACGTGAACGAGCAAATAGATCACCTGAAGTAAAAGTATCATGCCATAATGATGTGCCATTAACAGAATATTGAAATTGGACACTATCACCATCTAATCCGTCACTGCCTTTTTGAGCAGAAATTGTCCAATAAAGTCCTTCTACAGGGGCTACATTGAAAATTGGCGTAGGGTAAATATAAACCCATGTTGAGCCGTTATAAGTAACTGTGTCACCCTTGTAGTACGTTGTGGTATTTATATATGGTCCTCTAAATAAAGTTATAGGAGCTGTAACGCCGCCTGCATTTTGAGTTATACCACCTCGTATTGTTAAACGATTTGGAGTCGTAACATTCCAGTCTAAACCATTCTGATCATCACCAAGTTTGAAACGACCTTGTGTCATATCAAAGAAGTTCAATCCATCAATAGATTTAAGTACTCCAGCAGTAATCTGATCACCGACAATAAAGGCCATGCCTTTTGTAAGTTCATAATTACGGTACCCATCTGTCACAGGAAACAAAACACCTGTTTGAAGTATAAAAAATCCAGGTTCACTTTCAACTGTTTTAATGTCAGTTGATAAAATCCAAGACCCTACTAACGTAGTTCTTGAAACTTTTGCATATATATAATATGTGTTGCTAGACACCAAGGTAGTGGAAGAAAGTGGCTGCATTTCCCAAACGAAACCAACGCCTTCAATTTTCATACTAAAATGAACGAGCTGCCCAGCTGATACTAAAAACGAATTTGGATTGCCTCCTGCGTTGGTATTAAATGCAATATTCTTTAAAGAGAAGTTGGTGTACTTTGCTCCAACAGCCAAATAAAGCGTTTCAATACTACCTGGCTTTATTTTCTCAGTAAAATAATTTCCTTCTGGATCAATTACTAAGTCACGTAGATTTAGCAAATTAGCGCTATTTCTCCTTGCTAACTCTGCAGACCTAAGGTCAATTGTTTTAACTTCATGCCTTTCAATTAACTTATCATCCCTCAATCTCTGCTGCTGAGTATAGGTTACAAAGTTTGAGATAACAATTTCAATATTGGTTTCACTGGTAATTACTTCAGGGAAATCTAAAGGATAGCTAATCTCAGTGATTCTGATTGTGTCATTTAGTCCAATCCTAGCATCTTTAAAGTTTACACGGTCACCAGGTTGTGGCTCGATGTTATTGGCTCTTAAATGAATGGGATCTAAAGTACCTCCGTATTCAACACGAGGTACAGAGTTGTCTAAAACATATTGAAGCGTCTTATCGCTTACTTTTTGTTCTGAAGAAGATATCAATTGCGCGGGCAATTCAATATCGAATAATGTGTATTTGTCACCTATTGCTGCTTTTGTTGTTTCATTAGGTAAAACAATGTTATTATTGTTGATAAAACTTTTAAAGGTGATGACCTTCGTTGTAGGGTTATAATCAGTAATTACAAATTCTTCACCGGAAAGCTCACCTGTTGTAAAGCCTATTTTAGGCTCAAGTCCTTGAATTATGCAATCTTTTATATTAAAGTCGAGAGTTGAATCCGTTATAGTACTTTGGGGATTGCCATGGCTAACACCAGTTATAGAAGCTTCTCGCTCTGGAATAATGGTCTCATCCGTAAATTGTCCCTCTTTAATGCCATAAAGATCAATATTGTTTGTATGGTACCCTGGATCAAAAGTCAACTTACGTTTTGATCCACGATAGCCAACTGGTAAATTCCTTATTCCACCAAAGCCATAAACTTTGGTTACAACATTCTTATCACTGACATATGTCCTAGTAAAGTTGTACAAACCTTTACCCATTCCATATTCAAACGATAATCCGGAATCTCTTCCAATTTTAGACACCATGTTAATAACCTTATTAATATCTTCGAATTCAAGGATAAACGCTTCGGCAATTATGATGATAGCTTCATGGCAGGTAACATTTGAAAATGTGATGTATTTTTTTTCAGTATCGGTAATATTCCCTAATGACCAAATAGGATCAATCTCATTTATATTTGAGATAAAAAGCTGCATAAACATAAGGCAGTCACCATAAAAGGTAAACTCAGCCTCGCCTTCATGCATAAATAATTTATCATGCCAAGTATATTTTGGCCCCTCGAATGTTATATCATAGGTTAGTTGATCATCTGCATTAAGTTCAGGAACTGTATTTATCTTGAATTTAACTCCTTTAAAAACAATAAAATCGCCCAATTGAACCAACAATGGCTCATATCCATTGAGGTCACTAGCCACAATCTTATGCTGATTCATCAACCCATGGCTAAATCTAATATTATTGCCAATCGGTATTTGAGCAACTACATCTTCCCCTCTTAAAATCTCTAACCCCATTACACCCACTCAGTTTTTCGCTTTTTAACATTAATTAATTTGGTTGTTGCATTATATGAGAGTGTGAAATCTGATCTATTGATGCTAACATTCGTTATTGCCTTGTCGGATGTTAAAAGCAACGATAAGTCATACCATGAAATATTTTGATTGGGTACTGTCGAATAGTCGAGTGTTATCTTAACTGTATTTCCATTTACCACCTGATTTTTGGTTACATACTCCTTCAAGTGCTTGTATTCCATAAACTCACGCATACTTTGGAACAATATATTATCCCCACCTTGTGAAACAATCGAATCTATCCAAGTATTGAAATTAACCCCGTCACCTATACCATGGCTCCCAATTTCAAAATAATCTACACTACTACTCGCAAATAAAGCCGTTAGGGCTGTAAAGTGTGGGCCACCACTTGTCCAGTTATCGCTAAAAGTCCTTTTGATTGCTTTAAACGGTAGTTTAGGCATATTGTCAATTGCACCAACAGCATTGAATTGTGCAGGGTAAGGAGTTAGACCATCAAATGTACCCTCTGAAGATCCAAACAGATAACCGTTAGATTGGGCTTCAAGTTGATAACCTGTGTAATTTGTTGGCACAACTAAAGCATTCGCTTTATAATTATTATACCTCAATTTTATGAAATTGTCCATTTCAATAAAATTCTTTTGTGGGAATGTCCAGTTATCGGCTGGTTGCGGATAATTACCTGTGGGCTCATGATAATAACTATGGTTCATGATATCCAGACCGAATGGTATTAAAGCTATTGCTTGTGCAAAAGTGGTTTTACCTGGATAATCGGCACCCCATTCAGCATTATTAAAGTTGTTTTTGGCATTTAATGCTAATCCCAAACTATAATTTTTGTTATTTCCACAACCATCAGTATAGTAAGTGGTTTTCAGTCTGTCATATGCTGTTAAAACACTAGGACTGTCATCATCAAACTCCATAAGAATAGCCTTTGACTTGTTGAATTTCATTTTAGGAAACGCGGAAGAAACTGAAGACGGAGCTGATGCAAAAGTTACAGTTATCTCTATCGCGTCACCTTCCCCTGGATCAACTGGCCCATTAACCACAAAGAATCGTCTACCTTTAATTATTGCCATTACGATACAAGAGTTAAATTAAATCCACGAATGTTGTTTATTGGAGTATTTGTCTGATTAATATTTGACCATGCTTTAATGTACAGATCAACCTGTGGTTGAGGTGTTGTACGCATCGACTGCCAAGTTACACCAGCATCTGTACTGCATTCAAAATGTGCGGTAGTACCGTCCAATCTAATACGTCCTTTTGTATTTGGACCGAAAGCAGGTCTTGGATTTGCGAAATTATCATTTGCAGCAACCCATGTCTGAAAGCGGCTATTTGCATAGTCCATTGCCAAAGGTGAAGCAGTTCCGGCTGGGCTAGTTGTGTTTCTATCGCCATATGATTCTAAATCCTCATGCAATGTAATTCCTCCATTTAATGCAGCATCTGCTGTAAACTCAACCCATCCTGATCCACCTGCAGGAATCATGTAATTACTTTTAGCTCCTCCAAATGCTGAAGTAGTAGTAAACAAGAATGAGTTACCTGTTAACACGCCATTGTTTACTGGAGTTCTCCAAGATGTTAGCGGTATAGTCGATTGAGGTGCTGCCGTAAATGCAACCGTGTTAAATAACCAAGCCGAAGCATTACGCACACCTGCAACAGCTTTATATCTTTTTCCAACTTGGCCTGCTGCTATAGCTGAATCGCCTACTGGGAATGGATTAACTGAATTGGCAACAATTGTTGTTCCTCCATTTAAAGTACTTTCCGTATCAGCGTTAGTTAAGCCACCTGTATTAGTCCACCCGAACGTACGGCCACTATTATCTGTTACGGGTGTGATAGGTGCTGCAGGTGTTGGCAGAGATACGGTAAAGGCTGGGCTACTTGCATACGGTGATGGGTTAAATCCGGTAGCAGCCTTAGTCCTGGCCCTATAATAACCTGCTGCTCTAGCAATATTGCCTACATCAATTTTGTGTGTGCTACTATTCCATCCTGCAACAGCTGTTAAGGCAACATCAGCAGCATTATTTATACTTACAACAATTTCTGCTTCGCCTCTTGCATGAGCTATCATCAAAGTATCTAGGGCATCATCAGCAGTCATTGTAGGAGCAATTGGTGTAACGTTACCAGCTACATCCGTAGTCTTACTACCAGTCGCATAATTACTACCGTTAAAACCATTTGCGGTGGCTCTAACTCTGTAGAAGTATTGAGTAACCGGGGTTAGTCCTATATCTGTGAATGTTAACAATGAACCGCTGTATATCACAACTGCATCTGCAAATGTGTTGGTCGAGGCACGCTCTAAAGTGTAAGTGGTTCCATTTGTAACAGAAGTCCAGTTTACTGGGATGGAATCACCTGTGGCAGTTCCAAAGGAAAGGACAGGGGTTGCAAGTTTCTCTAATGAGTTATCGATCATATCAACCCAAGTTAAATCACCTCTAAAAATCCTATCTGGTGCAAAGTTCGGTCTTGACTGTAACCATGAAATAAGTTGAGCTTCCGAAAAACCTCCTCCAGAAACCCTGAAAGGATCAGATTGGGTTCCGGTGCCTGTTACATCGGCAAAATAAACGGGTGGTAAATTTTCAGCCAGATAGATTCCATTTAACGCAGCTGGCCTCAAATTTAATTCGTCAGCGTTATTATTGACCACTGTTTTTATACTGGTTACTTCAGCAGCCGATAGTTGTTGTCCTGTTGATTTATCAGAAAATGTAATTTTTTGTGTTGCCATTTTTAAGCTAGATTAAATGGTAAAGTATATGGAAGTGAATTATTTGAAACTGGTTCAGGAAGAACTGTAATGGTCATGTTGTCGCTGGATTGTTTACCATTACTGTCTACTGCTGTAAATAGGAAATGATAAACCCCTGGTGTATTTAAATCTGCAACTTTAGGAGAAATAGAATTTGCAAGCGTCAATGTGGCTGTCAAACCATTTGGGGTGCTGTAATTGTATTCCCAAGAATATTGAATAATAGTAGCACCGCCTTTTGGAGTGGCCGATGCTCCCGTAATCGTTAATTGATTAGTTGGCAGTGTTATTGACTTGTTTCCTCCTGCATTTACTACAGGGGGTTGTGGTACACTGGAAGGTGGCTCAAACTCCATAAACATAACCTGGAACTGAATTTCAAGTTTCATTGCTATTTTATTGGGGTCTCCCTGCAACCTTGTTAACCTTTTGGTATTTGGTGAATCCAAGTAAAACACAGAAAATGTTTGCTCCAACTCGTGAGAGTATAATAGCTTTGCCCCTGGACTTTTAAGGTAATTCCAAAACGCTAGATATTTCTCCCAAAATTCCTCCTTTGAGTCGGCTATAATGGGGCCGGAAAGGGTTGCAACTTTATCTTCGAAAAACCTTTTGGTTAAATCATATTGTCTTCCATTTTGACCCTTCCAATCTTTAGAGTAAACCTCCTTGGACTTGTACAATTGTAAAAGGTCATCACTTCCTGATTCAATTGACCATTTGTATGCATCCCATGCGTCCAGCCCATCAAACTTGTAAACCCCTCTTGCATTCATCTTTAATCTCTTGTGTTTTTAGGCTGTTTGGTATTAGTAATTATCTGGTCGAGTTTGCTAGAAATACCATCAGTGTTATTTGCTGTTCTCCCTGTATTTTCTGCCGTCTTAATAGCATAGTCGAGTATGTTTCTAGACACATTTAATTGTTCAATCGCGTTTTGCCCTAAAGGTTTTAATATATCTAAATGTTGAGTTGCTAGATTCACTAGAGTTTTAGTTAAGTCAAAATTACCCCTCCACAATCCCTCTAATCTTTCACCTGTAGGCTGGTTTAACGAAGCTGTTAATGTATTTGGTTTTAGCGCGGAAGAATCATCATTACCGATTGGTGTGCCAGTTATTTTTTCAATATTTTTTAGATATTCATCGGCATTCTTCCCAATTTCAACGTATTTATTTTTTAAGGCAGCAATCTCATCTTCGGTAGGAGTTCCCCCCTCCATCATTGTGGCTAATTCTTCGTAAAATGGCTTTAGTGCATCTTGTAGATACTTGGCTTCAAATGTGCTCAACAATGCGTTACGCATTATTTCCTCGAAAGAATCTCCAAAATCCTGAGCGGATCTCTTCCCATTCTCGAATAAAGATTTTAATCCATCGGCTAATCCGGAATTTGAAGTTCCTGTTAGCAGCTGCTTCAAATCTTCCTGTAAATTTTCTACAGAAATGCCCGCAGCTTCTAATTCATCTCTTAATTGCCTAAGAGCTTCAAAATCTGTCTTGGCTTGATCCTTTAGCTTACCTTGGCTATATAGCTCTTCAAGCTTGTTATAGTCACTTCCAGCAAGGCTTGACATGATATCCCAAGTCTTAGCTTTACGTAACCATGTACCATGTTTATAGCCAACGTCACTAGTAAACTCTTGACCTTGAAGTGCAGAGAATATCCTGTTATAAGCTTTCTCGATTTCAGGAGATTGCCTTTTTAAAGTTTCTAGTTGATCAATTATGGCTTTGTACGAGTTTTTACCTCTTGCGGCTGAATCAACATCCCTTTTCCTTAAAAGGGCTTGGTAATCCATTTCCCCTTTTATAACCGCAGCATAAAAGTCAGATTGCTCTTTGCGAGCTTTAAGGTTCATCTCCTTTACTTTACTGCTAATTGAGAAAAGTCCGGAAACTGCACTTATAGTTTTAGTGATACCGCCAACAATGTCTCCACTTGCAAAAGATGTAAATGCCCCGGCTGCATCCGAACCTACTTTAACAAGTTCACCAATTGTTCCTAATAAATAACCCGCCTGGGTGTCGGTTCCACCTAAGGAATTTGATAGTTCATTAAAACCGCCTGATAGGCTACTCAGATCATTAAAGAGCCCTTCTGACACCTCTTTTGCATCTCCATTAAGGTATTTGAAGCTTTCGGTCAAACCTTGTCCGAATTTTGATTTAACCCCACCGGATGTCTTATTCAGCAACTTATCAACCTCAGATTGTGTTTTACCTAAGTCGGTTAAAATCCTCTTGAATTCCTCTTTAGATATTAAGGAATTTCCGTCTTTATCTGTACTATCTGTAAGTTGCTTATTTAATAATTCGAGGCGGCTTTGTAAATTTTGAAGGTTGGCTTCATCAACTCCTATTTTTAGAGATAATTTGAGAGTCGAAACTTCTTTTTCAATCTTTTGCTGAATTTCATTAGGAAGTCCCCCTTTGGACAATACAGTCTCTAAAGCTTTAATTTGCTCTTTAACTTGATTCCTAGATAGCAAAATCGTGTCTTCCGCTAATTTCCTGTATATGGCAGTCTTTGCTAAAGCTTCGTCTTTTGCTGAATTAATTGCCTGATCTCTTTGGTAGTTTAATTCAACCTTTTGCTCATCTGTAATTGTAGAACCTAAATCTTTAGCTTTTTTCCTATAATCCTCATTTAGTTTTTCAACCTTCTGATTATAAGTTAGTGCAGCTTGATACGCCTCTGTGTAATCCTGTGTCTCCTTTGCTTTTTGGGCTTCATTGCCAGCGTAGAGCCTTTTACTTGTTACATCCAACTCCTCTTGTTCCGGGCCCGTAAGAGCTTTACCAGACAATAGGCCTAGTGCCTGCTTAGCAACAAGTTTTGCATATTTATCTTGAACTACCTTTAAATAGGATGTGTTTAAGTCAAGCTCATCTCCAAATCTTCGTTTAGCGCTTTCAGTGCCAAATGTCCTTTTCCAGTTTTCGTAATTTTCGTAAGCAGTTTTTTGTTTATCAAGCGCTATTTCAAACCGGGCTGTCTCTTGTCTGTATTGCAAATCGTCTATAGCAGCCTTTCGTAAAGGCTCTAATTGATCTGTAGTTTGTTTAGGGCCAAGTACTCTTAATGCTCTTGCATCTCCGTATTTTTTTGCATAAGCATCATATTTCTTTGATTGCTGTTCGATATCAAATGCCAGCTTTTTAAACTCATCAACAATAGCTTGCCGTGCTTCTTGCTCTTTAGAAAATCCTTTACGTTCATATTTATCCTTAAGTTCCTGAATTCTCTGTTGTAAGCTCTCCTGGGCAGCTAAAGCAGCGGCATCCGCAGCGTCTTGACGTTCTTGAGCTTTTCGCGCCTTTTCATCAGCTGACCCATCATCAGTCTTATTGATCTTTGCAAACCTATCATTCTCCTCTTGGCGTTTTTTAAGGAGTTTACCACTGTCAGCGTCTCTAAGTGCTTCTTGTTGGGCTATTGTTCTGGATATCTCACTATACCTTTTGATTATCGCAGCTTGCTCGGCTTTGGTCGCAGCTCTTACAGAAGAACTTATTCCAGCACCACTTGAACTGCTTGCAGTTATCGTGATCTGGCCTGTCTTAGACAACTCATCTAATTGCCTTTTCAGGGGAATTAGTCTTAACCTCAGCTCATCTATTCGATCGACCGTTTTCTTAATACGGTCTTCATTTAAAGCCTGTAAAACTAATACCTGCTGTTCAATGAACTCCTTTGCTCTTTTTGTGCTTATAGCAATGGCATTTCCGTATTTATCAAACTGAGTGATTGCCCCTGGTATTTCATCGCCTACCTGTTTGATGATATCTTTCATTAAGGCTTGCTCAACTTTATTCAGCTTGGTTACACCCCCGTTCTTTTCGGCTTTAGCAGAAAGCTGGTCAAATTTTATTAATAGCGGAGCAATGTTGTTTTGTAATGACTGAACTGCTAAGCCAGTCTCGTAAAATTCCTTATATGCTTCCCTCAGTCCATCGTAATTAATAGCTAAATTGATCACTTGACCAACCCTTTCTTTCATATTTGCAATTTTGGTGGTCCATTGAGCCATACGGTCGGCAGAAGTCTCAGCAACTTCACCCATAGCCTTTAACTTTGCGTCAACCACATTAGCAACAGCTGTTTGAAAATCGCCCGTTTTTTTTATTTCAGCCCGTAACTGTACTTGGGAAATCTGTAAATTATCAAGTATGAGCAAGGATTTACGGCCTAAACCGTTTACAAAACTATCAGCCAAATAAGTAACATCTTGTCCTGTTTGCCTTGATACTCTCCCTGCCAACGCTAGGCCTTTTGCAAGTAGTTCTGGAGCAATCTGAAAATTCTTAGCTCTCAATGCAGCAGCCATTAAATCTATATCAGTTGTAGCACCACGAGTCGCATCTCTTAATAACTGTAAGGTTTTGGTATTACCGAGCCTACTAAATGCCTCACGTATACCCTCACCGCGAGCTGCAAGCTCTCTAGCCTCTTTCCCCCATGAAAGAATCATTTGGATACTAAAGGCGGCAAGGATTGCTGCACCTATAGATTTTAACGTATTTAAAAATTTAGTTGCCGAACTATCTGCGACGTTAATCTTATTCCCAAGGTCATCAAAGCCTTTTTTGCCTGCATTTGCAAGTCTATCCAATTGCTCCTTTGTTTCTTCAATCTTCTTATTCAACGCCACAAATGATTGTGGGGCTTTTGCATATTGAAGTTGATCTTGGAAATACTTCAATTTATTTGTTAGAATTTCTTGTTGACCTATAGTCCCTTTGATCCTGTTACCAAGCTCATCATACCCTCTTTTACCAACGTTATTAAGCTTTTGAATTTCCGCTTTCGTTTCAGCAATTTTCCTTGTATATTCTGAATATAAAGCTGGATCAGTAGTCGAACCTCTAAAAGATTTATAGGACTCAAGTTTCAACTTCAAGTGATCTTCACAAATAATTAATCGTTTTACAGCCTCGGTTGTTTTATCCACTCCCTCAACGGCAGATTTATTTGCAGATTTCACCACCGTTTCATAATAACTTGCGGCTTTAGCGGCTCCTTCAAATTGTGCAGCATTTATAGTTGCGGCTGGGCCGACAACAGTACCGCTAGCTATTGGCGATGAATTTTTGTATCTATTGACCTCATCCCAAGAACTCGACATTTGGACGGGTCTTAATTGGCTAATCTTCCCCGCAGCATCAATTGAAAATTTCTTTTTATCGATAGCTTGCCTTGCACGATCATGTGCTTTAGCCTCTTCATTAACTATCTTAACTAATGATTCAGAAGCTTTTTGCTGCTCTTTGGTTGATTTTACTGCTTTTGCCCTTTCCTTAGCTTCTATATCAATCCCAGTCGCTATATCTTTCGATATCGTCGCATTAGTTTCCTTAGAAATCCTGGCTACATTCTGAAGAGTTTTCTTGAGTCCACTATCGTCGGCGGTGATTTTGAAGTTTAATTCCGGCATTCCGCTAAATTACCTTAGCGTTTTAATGGCTAATAGCCTGTGTTTTGACAATGAAATCTATTGTCAATGATTTAAAAATGTTCCAAAAACTATTACTGAAAAAAAGATTAAAATAATTTCAAAAAAGTTATGCATTTGATAACTTTTTACTATATTTGTTTAGCGAAAGCGAGATCGTTATTTGAAACTTTAAAACCCGGTAGGCTCCGGAATATAAATGCCAAGCAACATGAATATAATCGAAAGATTAAAACAACTTGCCGATGAGAACCCAAACGGGTTTACGGTGTACACTGCGAATCTTGAACCTGTTAAAAGTGGTTGGGTAGTAGCAAACAAAGAAACCCAAAATTGCTTCGGTGATCAGGGTTTAATAAAGGCCTTAGGGGTGGCGTTAAATTCCTCAAAAACAATAGGAGGTTGGAAAGAAAAAGAGTTGTTTTACTGGGATTCAGTAATGATATTCTTCGACGAAGATGAGGCAACAAAAGCTGGGATTGAAAATGAACAAATTGCGATCTACCACATCGAAACTAACTATTTAAAGTTTCTTTAACAATTTAGGGAGGGTAAAACCTCCCTTTGAAAAAACATTATTATGGGCACAATTAAAAATATCGGAATTTTAGATTTAGTATACAGCGAGGCTGATATTGCTAAATTGGAAGCTGGGGCGGCCTTGCACTTAAGACACTCAAACATTAGCTTCAAAATACTTAGGAATGATGCTCCTGATGGTTCAACTCTTAGTATTCGAGTTGAACAAGGAAAACATTTATCTGAAAACTATGCAGACAAGGAGAGGTTAATTAAAATAACAAAAGACCTGTTCTCTATATTAAAGGGTTTAACTGTTCATGTTCATCCTGTGCCATATATACCACCAGTTGTCGATGTAGTAACACCTAAATGGCTTTCAGATAAAATGCTACTTACAGGAACCAGAATTAAGGATATTGAGGCTAATACTGGTATTGAGAAAACAAATATTTCTCCTTGGATTAATGGAAAAAAGCCTATGAGTCAGATTGTAAAGGCAATGTTTTACTATTATTTCGCCTTTGAACAACAAAAAGGAAGAACTACCTTTACTGAAGGTGAGTTTAATAACATTAGGTACATAATTTCCGATTTGGAAATTCAAAATGATGAACGATTAAAAAAAATGATACGAGAACAATTAAGAAATGATTATGGTTTCTATATTTCAAAATTCAGTTCAGCTAAAAAGGGCTTTACAGTAATCGATTTGCTCAAACTAGTGGACGAAAACGTAATTACAATTATAGGATAATTAGTAAGCATATATTCAACTAAAATGAATTGGGAAATAATTGGAGGTATCTGTGCAATAATTGGAGTCTTTTTTTTGATTTACCAATATGCATTATTACCAATTAATGAAATAAGTGACAATAAAAAGGTTCTAATCGCTTTATTTGATACGTCCAGGAACTTAATAGATGGCCTAATAAGTGACCTCGATCAATATTCCTTGAACTGTGATGCTGAGAAAACAATGTATAATGCAAATTTCAGTATTAAAGGTTATCGGAATTATCTTATAGATTTAAGAGATCGCGATCTTAATGAAAATCTTAGAGAGACCCTAATGAAAGGACAGCTCACAAAAGAATTAATCACTGAAATGAAAAGTTCTCTGCATCGGCAAATACACAGTTTTAATCAATCTCAATCCTATTTGGATTCAAAATTCAAGTATAAATAGTCTTTCTTAGCAAGTCAATTGGCAATTTTTTTAGCTTTTTTACTAATTTTTTTAGTAATTTTACTGTCCAATTTTTACAGCTATGGAAATTCCAAAATTAGATGAAAAGTATCTTTTCAAACCTTTACCAGTGGTCAATGAGTTGCCGGAGGATTTTGATTATACTATTAATACCAGTGCTATTCCTGAGGATAGGTATCTGATCAAGGTTGGTGAATATCGAAATTTAAGGAATGGTATAATTAAGCATCTTCTGACCTTTTACGATCGAGTTGATTATTCAGATGCAAGTATACTAGATAGTTTCCTATCAATGGTAGCTTATAAAGACTATCAACTGTTCCATTTTGTATTTTACATAGATGAATGGCACTCCTATCAGCAAACTGGGATCTTCCAAGAAATGATAACTCAATATCTAGCTTGGGGCATTTCTAACTACCACAGGAATGATTCTGGAACATTGGCGCCAAGGCATAAATTTAAACACCCATTTACTAGGAATTCCGTTTTGAAATGTGAAATCAATAAGATTTAAATCGGCCTATGGGGATGAGAAACGGGAAATAGAGATTAGCCAGGTAAGCGGTAGTCTTAACCAGATTCATATTTACTTCACACCATCTCCTAACATTTATTGGGCGTTGGGTACCATTAATTATGCAATGGGCAAATGGAGGGTGAATTGGGTTGTTCCGACCGAAAGAACTGTTAACCCAGAACTTTATGTAATGGATGATACAGATGCAATATTGGATCGATTACGAGATGCAAACTGGATTGATTGAACACATGCCAATTTATCAAATCGTTATGTAACATTTAGGTTTAATGATGGAAATGAGCGGAGAACTAAATAAAAAAGCCCTATTTTCGCAAAAAAATCAATTTTAATGAAAAAATTAATAGCTCTCAACCTTGTTGCCCTGTGTTCTGTTTTTATTTTTAGTTGTACAAAAGCTCCGCTGAGCCCTAAAAAAGACGACCCTAAGGAAGAAATCCCTAAAGAAGAACAAAATAAACCTTCATTGCCAGACGGTCCTGTAATACCAGACTTTACCGGAAAAATTGAAATAAAGGTTGTATTTAATGATAACCCTACATCAGCCACTACCAGCTTTCCAAGATTGAAATACAACAAGGGAAAAGCAATTCTTATGGAGTTTGATGATGCTGCTTTAACAGTTGTTAAGGCTTATGAAAAGCTATCTAATACCTTCTATACGGATGGAGCGGGTAACAAAAAACCATACAACGTAGGCTTAGCTGTTAATGGCAAAAACCAGTACAGTGATAAAGAGATAGGTTTCTATACCAATTACGCTGCTACCTATGCACAAAGGCTTCCTTTGATAATTAAAGGCATGGACATTATGAACCACTCTTTTTACCATGAAGAGAAAGGAAACTTTAACAACGGTAAAGATCGTGAGAAGAATATAAAGGATTTAGATGCAATGATCCTATTGAACCAGGGATATAAAATGAATACCCTTGTTGTTCCAACTAACCTTGTAGGATTCCATACCGCCTCTTCTGAATTTGGTTATTTAGGTGGTGCTTCACAAGGAACATTTGATAAATTTGAACAAATAGGAAAGTTTACACCTAAGCTTAAATTAAGTGATATTAAACCTTTTGAATATTTGGCTATTAGAAGAGGTTTCAGCGATGAATGGTCAAATGAAGGTTCTCAATGGGAATTGTCAAACGCTCTATTCGCTGATAATTCTTTTGATTTCTTCGAGATTGGCACACACGGGCTTAAGGATGATGATGCTATCAAAAACTTTAATGAGTGGATAGATGACATTGCATTAAAAGCTAAGGATGATTTAATTTTCTGCAGCTTAAGAGAGTTTTTGGAGTATACACACATCAAAGATCACGTCACAAAAACTCAATTGATTGAAGGTAACACTTTAACGATAACGCTAGATTATTCAACCATTACTAATAAGAATATATCTTGGTATGATCTATCATTATTAGTTAATTCTGATAAGGCTGTAACATCTGTAAGTGTTAATAATACAGACTTTTCTTTAACCTATAACAAGGACACTAAACTAATCAATATAGCGAAGCGTAAGATTAAGTGGTAGTCTGAAAAAATATATTTGGTTGATGCATAAAGTATTGATAGAAAACGAACGCGATATTTCGTATGTTTAATTATCAATTTGTGCGATATGTGTTACCATACAAGTTTTAAAGGAACAGCAAACGATCTAAAAGAGGCGTTTCAAGCACCCTTCCCTAGCGAAGACCAACTAAAAATTTATTACCACGCAAATGGGTTTGCCCATCCTGATTTGCCAGTCCTATCTATTGACAATGGGCGGTCTTTAAATTTGTATAACTGGGGACTTATTCCTTTTTGGGTTAAGGATTGGGAAAGCGCAAAGAAACTTAGGAACCAAACGCTAAATGCGAAAAGTGAGGAAGTTTTTGAGAAACCATCTTTTCGGGACGCAATAAAGTCAAGAAGATGTATAATACCAGTAAGCGGTTTTTATGAATGGAAACATGTTGGCAAGGATAAGATTCCTTATTTTATTCACCCTAAAGAAGAACCATTCTTCTATTTACAGGGCATATACTCATTTTGGACTGATCCAGCGACTAGAGATACACATCCAAGCTTTTCAATCCTTACAGGAGCAGCAAACACTTTGATGGCTGACATTCACAATAGCGCTAAACGGATGCCTTTAATGATCGATAAAAGGAATATTGATGCCTGGATAGGCGAATTACCCAAAGAAGGCATTAAAGAGCTTATGCAGCCATGTGATGATAGAAATATGGCAGCTTACACTGTCAGTAAGGATTTAAGCAATCCTAAAGTTAATAGTGATATACCAGAAATAACAAATCCCGTGGATTATTAAACAACCGTATCATGAAACCATTTGAAATTGAAATAATAGATGACGGTAAAAGTGTTAAGATTACTGTCGCACCTCACGAAGATTCTGATAAGTTTGATGTTTACGGCCCTAATTTTACAACTACAATTTGGGCAGAACAGACAAAAGATGGTGTCAATTGGATTGCCGAAAACATCCTTAGTCGATCTTTACTAAAAAAAATTGCAGATAAAATTGAGAAACTTGAATTATAATTACTGATTTTCGTTTATAATCACCAATAACCTGTCCAACCTCCACCTTATTGGCTCTTTAACTCGCTCGTGTTTTCCAGTGCGAAGAATTGTTATTTGCTTTTCCAGGAATAAAGCAACATCCGGAACTATTGTTCCTGGCACCAATTCAATCGGTCCATGTGGTAATTCTATACCATGAAATGCTGCTTCGTAATCTTCTGCTGTAATGTATCCCTTGCTCATGCCGCGAAGTTAGGAAAACAAAAACTCTATAATTGTATATTTGTTTATTGAACCATGAACCAAATGAAGATAAATCCGGAACAAATTGTAACTATGGAATTTTCAGGTGTAGCATCTTGCTTACTCCCTACGGTATTTAAAGATGGGGATTCCTATTGTTGCATACTGGGATCGGATCCAAAAGCTGGCGTGTTTGGTTGTGGAAACACCCCAGAAGAGGCGGTGAAGAATTGGGATGATCAACTAAAAGAACATTTGTCAACAGCCGGGAAAAACGATGAAGTTGTTCAGTATGTCAACGAAATACTACGTAACAATGCATCTGATCAGGCCAATGAAGAAGCAGATTATAAGAGCTCGAAAGATTATGATGATGATACTGCCAAGGAGGTACAAAGGTTTTATGATCAGTTTAAACCTAGGAAGAAGTGATCTCTAATTGTCTGAGAAGATTATTTAATCCTCTGCCATCATTGATAGTCTTGCCTGACGCCCATTGAGAATAGGGAAAATATTTAATTACAGCCCCTTTATAGCTAAAATTTATCTCGGTATTATTAACCACTACAACATCAAAACCTAGTTCTTTTAATGCTTTTGTTGCTACCTCAGTTCGCTCTGGTTCTAACTTTGCTTGTCGTTCTGTATTTAATCTGGACGGTTTGTAGCTTTCTTTTGTACTTAGAAAAGCATTAAATGAATGTAAGTTCGACCAAATAAATTGCAACTTTTCCGTCAAGGACGTTCCCTCAGAATTATGATTTTTATTAAACTCATCAATAAGTTCATCATGACGCCCCTCTGGAATATCATAAATATGAAAGGCTTTAATCTGATCTATAATTTTTAGGTGTAACTCATTTAAAGCATTCATAAATGCTAATTTCCACAATTAAATTTAATATTAAAAGTGAGTATTTGGATATTATATTTGACTTATGAATTCTAAAATGATAAAAGTTCACTTGCAAATCGTCCTTGCTGAGTTGTTAAAAGAACAAGACTGGATTGTCAAAACTAGTGAGGAAGGATTGATCTTTTATTTGCCTGATGACCTGGAATTATTTGCAACTGATCACGAAACTTTTTACAATTGGACTAATGATATTCTTACTATAGGCAAAATTGATCTTTTGGAGGTTACAAGATTCGACTATTTTCAAAATGATAAATGGTTGGCCGGCATTTTTCTATATCCTGATGATTACGAAGGTGAAATTCCTGATAAGAGGTAAGACTTGTATATTTGATTATGAAATTTGTAGAGACAGAAGAGTTTTGGAATCTCGCATTGATATTTTTTGATCGTGCAGATAAAGAACGGCAAGGAAAACCTAATTCTACACCTGAGTATGTAGTTGCCAGATTAAAAGAAATGCTGCCTAATACATTTACGAAGGATAACCCCTACCAGGTTTATATTGATGGAGAAGTACATTGCAATATCTGGTGGGAAGGTGACGACTTAAAATGTGGCGATTACTATTCTGAGGGCATATTTCCAGATGAACCTGATGATGCTTGATTTTTTCCATTTTATATTGACCGATATTATTGGATCAAGTATCCAATGGGTAGTTAAAAAACTGTTCTTCAAACCTAAAAGGAGAAAGAGAATTTAACAGCTAACTCAAATCTTAGTTAACCAATCAAAGAATACACCCTTAACCAGGTCTTTATCCTTTTGACTTAACTCAGTATGTTGAATGAAGTTGAGGAACGAGGTTTCCGTTTGTTCCTGCATCCAGTTGGCGCCTATTGATAAATATTATTATATCTCTTATATTGTAGTTCTAAACTAATTTCTCATGCCTTCGACGGAAACCAAAAATGGCAGGACATTTTATGACTTTTTGCACGAGCATCCTGCATTATCCTTAGTAGTTTTTATAATCATATTAGGCTTCATTTACATGTTAGCTGCGAAAGGCTTCAATTTAAAAACAGGCTGGTTCAGTATTGGAAAGCAAGATACAATAAAGATCGATAAACAAATTCTACCCTCAATTGATACCGGGACAACAGTTATCCAACGAGTAGACAACCCAGCAATACAACCAATAATTAAGCCTGAAGTTAAAAACCCAATCAACCCTGAAAAAAGGCAACCAAAAATTGAAAATGTAACAAAACCGGAAATCGAAACATCTGAACCTGTAACTCAACCCGATCCAATGAAGTTATTAGACCAAGATAAAGAAGACCTTAAGCAGAGGCTAAGTGATGACCCTTTAGTAAACATTTATTTGATGGATAATGATCCAAAAACATTTGAATTGGCAAAGGAGTTAAGTTTATTTATGTATAAATTACACAAGGGAGGCACAATTTATACTTTGCCTCATAATAAAAATATCGAAATGGGATATGATCGGTATAAAATCATGAAATATGTTGAAGAACCAAACAATTATCTATACACTATAATATTTGTGCAGAATATCGACAGATAAAACATCCTTGCATAATAATTTTAATGCTTAATTCTGCGTTCATTATCCTATTTTTTGAATTAATACCCAGTTACCGGTTCTCTCTTCTGCTGCTTGCCATTCGCACATATCTAATTCGAACCTTGAAAATTCAATGGGTGATTTTCCATAGTTTTTGAATACGAACTCAGGCATACTACCGTAAGGGTTTTCTTTATGCACCTGTAAAGACTTTAGAAGGGATAAGCCGGATTGAAGTGGTAAACCAAACATATATCCTTCCTTCTCATAATCTTTAAAGCAGTCAATAAAACCGCCTGATTTAGCTATGTCAACAATGTCTTTCCACTGGTAGTCACTCCATTCAAACGGATTGCCTATTAGCTTCCATTGGCCAGATGGAAGTTTGATCGCCGATTCCTTATAATCCTTCTCAGGTTTATGGGTTTTTAGGTATTTGGTTAACTTACTGTAATCGTTTAATTGCTCATCAGTGACACCATTTTCAATATTATGGCATTTATGAATGAGATAACCCATATAAACGGTTGATCTAATCGTGGCTTCCGGCACCTTAACCAGCAACCCTTCAAACTTTTCTGTTTTTATTTCTTGTGTCATGACTTATCATCGGTTATATTTGCCCGTGAGAGCGTTAATTTTTAGGGAGTAAATCGAGGTTTATCCCTTTCCTTATTTTGTTGGTTTTAAATAGTTACTTTTAGCAATGTCATTCACAATAAAAAAGACACTGAAGTACACTATTATTGCTGTTGTAATTATGCTTTTAATGCTGGTTGCCGCTGTGTTTTATGCTGATTACACTTCTCCTTTTTAGGGTTACCAAGAAACAAGCATATTAACAAACATGCTATGGTGGTCATTACTATTGCGAAAACGGCTTTGAATATCATAAACACCCCCTTATTGGCCTAAAGTTTTTCTATTCATTTGATAAGTCTCCTTTTCCTGCTTAGATGGCTCCTTACAAACTTGAACGGCCTTTATGCTTAAGGTTAAGAGTAACAGTGCGATCGTTAATCCAATAATGAAAGCTCGCCCAATACTAATTGAGTATAAGTAATCTAATCGACCAGTATTGATGTGGTTCAACTGAACTAATATCTCAGCTTCATAATTCATCATCTCACAAACCTCGGTTTCCTGATCTGATATTGCTTCTGTCCAATTAGCATATCCGTAATTGGATGCAACGTGTTTTTTGGCTTTTGAAATTGTCATAAACGTTTATTTTTACCAGTTTTAGCTTCTTTAATTAACACATTTAGGTTTGCCTTGATGTAATTGGATACTCTCCCTGCGCGATTATTATCATGCAGGAAGAGTAAGTAAACGGCAGGAACATTTACCATTGGATAATCTTTGTATTTTCCGAATGGCATCTTTGATTTATCGGTTATTTCCTCTGGCATGATCATCCTTTGACAAAGCGTTCAACATTCGTAAAGACATCGCAGCCGTTTGAATGCACTCGGTTTTAAGTGCCGAAATTGACCCTCTTCCTTCATCCAATAGGTTAGCTTCTCGGATCAGCTCACCTGCCTCCTCTAAAACTATTGCAGAACGTTTAATATTACATTCTGGCCAAGTTGGATATTTATCTACCGCTGTCCCCAATTCAATTAATACCATAACCAAGTTTGCCGCAGCTTCTGGGCTTTCAAGATTTATCTTCAACTCCACCATGATTAGCTATTAAAAATTGTTCTTTGACTAGACATAGATGGAATGCCAATTTGATCTAACAGTTCATCAACCTCCTTTTCGAGTTTTGTCTTGTTTTTATTAGAAATACCTGAAAAGGTCCTGCTGTACTCTTTCTGCGCCTCTCGCATTTTCTTTACGGATTCGGCTAACTTTAAAATATCTGTCATGATTCTGGGATTGCGGAGTGATCAATAAAAAATGTTGGCTGGCTTCTTTCCCATGATTTATACACCAGGAACAGAGCAACCACGAGGCATACAAGTATTATTACCAGGCACATTCTATGGCTTAATTGCGTGTTACTCATGGTGTCCCCTCCTTACTTGTTCATCAGCAACTCCCATTAATGACAAATAGCTAATATGTGGATTGAATAATACAACGTTATCATATTTAAACCCCTCCATAACTTCATGTTTAACCGCGGCCTCAAAAGCAGCATAAGCCGTTTTAATTACTTCATCACGTATCATAAATTGAGACAGGTACCATTTCCTGCCATGCCACTCTTCAGCCTTGCCAGTTTCAACACAAGGTGATTCATAAACGACTTGAAGAAATATTCTTCCTTCAATACGATCTCTACAATCGCGCTCAACTCGAAGATAGAGTTCTTTACCAAACAGGGATAGCCTGATTTTTTCTGTTGTAGTCTTGACAGTTACGAGCTGCTGATCTACATTTAGTTTAGGGGAATTGTTCATTATTTTGCTTTAAAATGTTAACAGTATTAGGTTATTGTTCACCCACAGGGCGTTCGTAATGGAACTCCTTAGCGTTAAAATACATTCCTTTTAATTTTGCTTCATGCAACCTGATTTCCTCTCCTAGGGTCATTCCAACCTGATTTTTACATTGAGAGATTAAGTTTAAGCTTTGCTCTTCGTCCTCGTCAAATTGCTTTGCAATCCTTAGTGCAGTGGGCAGTTGGATTACTCCATTCACAGTTGCATTCTTTAATGCTGTTTGTAGTCTATTCATTATGCTTTAAAATGTTTATGTATAAAATAACCGGGATGTGCTCACCCCGGTTCTCATTCGCTCTCACTCGGCTCACTCGCCCCCATGCGTAGAATTCGCTCTACCTGCTATCTGAACCTAAGCCCAGAATCCATCTTTAGTTAATTGCTGTGCCTGAACTTCTCGGATTCCCAATCTCAGGACTTTATCGTCTTTCCAATTTTTAAAAAAAGTGTGCACCATCCGGTAACACACTTATCTAAATTAACGCTCTCGTAGCGTGGACGGGACTCGAACCCGTGACCTCCGGGATATGAGCCCAGCGAGATACCAACTTCTCCACCCCGCAATATTTCTTAGTAAAAGAAACAAAGTCACTTCCATGACTTTGTTTTAAACACCACTTTTCCCCTTCACTGATTCAAACATAAAAAGATTACTTTAAATTACCAAAAAGTAATCTTTACAATTATTGCAACTGCCTGAAAATGAATTACAAAAAATTACATTTAAGTAATCCAAAGTCACTAATCCTACTCCATTCCTGAAATTTGCTTCCCTAAATCGAAGAAGCTTATTCTGCTTGGGACATCCTTCTTACCATCTCCTTTATCCTCCTCATACGTTGGAATAGTAGCATTGAACATTATTAAATTCTGCCAACTGGTGCTATCCATCGCTTCCGTCGGGGTTAAACGCCAATACTTAACTATTGAACCAATTACTGCCCAAGGGGACTCTGATCCGGGGTACTTTCGAGCAGGCTTAGCGTTCGGAGCAATGCCATAGAGTCGAAAAAAGATTGGACATCTAACCTCCGGTAGATCTCCTTTATTGCAATTTTAAGTTCAGCATTGGAAAAGCCATCTAAGATTGCATTAATTAAATATGTTGGGGTTTTACTATTTTGATTATGAATAGCGGTTGCTACAATGGTTGCCATGTTTAACGAATTGGCATTAATCACATTAAGAATCTGTTCAATGTCACCACCAGAATTATCGCCTGGCACCAGATCAAGCATAAGATAGGTTAACTTATAATTTGTTCTCATGCTTATAGCATCAAGAATCAGCATAATGGTCTTAGCCTTATATAAGCCAATGAAGGAAAGAATTTTTTCAAGTACATTCCTTGGACCAACAGAAACTTTTTTTAGTGGAGTGGATAATTCAAGAACAGCTTCAAGTACTGCCTTTTGATCTTCTTTATTCATTTGATTTATTTGTGAGTAAAAAAGCCTGGATTAACCAGGCTTAAGAAAATACATTTCGATTGGTGACTAAGTCGCTGGGATGAACTTGTATCCCCATGGAGATACTGCGGCTCCAGTGGCATCTGCCGGAGTTGTTGCTTCACCTGAATAGCTCAATGCCACAAACCCTTTTCTTGAAAAGTTATTTGCAATACCTGCTGCACCTGCCGCTACTGGAATACTTAATTGAAATTTCTTTCCTTGAAAAGCCTTAGAAGTAAATCTAAGTGCTAAATGGATTATATCCGGATTTGCAGGATAGTCATATTCAAAAGTGGCTGGGTCCCATGTACCACCTAAAAGCAATGCAGCTTTCGCACCATCGATATCAATTGATTTAAAAGCAAAGGTAGCTCCATCGGTATCACCTGGCAATACGAATCTTACACCTCCCTTATCCTCAACTCTAAATTTTATTTTTTCTAATGGAGGCACATTGAAAGAAACCGAGTCGTCCTCGATATCCACAATTTTAACCCATCCAGTCGTTGGCATCGCGCCATTCAATCCAATAGGAGCAAGTTCTATACTTTCAACCCCTGTAACTGCCTGTGACATAGTTTTAATTTTTAGGTTTAATAATTCGTAATTAGTTTCTCAGGGAAAAGAACTTGATGCGAACATTAACAAACCAATTTATTCCATCCCTCTCAGGGACGCCTGGTGAATCAATATCAAACCAGTAATCATAACCGGAATAATCCGATAGCGTTGATACAACTATGGAAGTAATTATATCGAACCTTACTAAATTGGGTTGAGTATCATCATTTACTAAGTTTTGATTAGGAACATGGATATTAACATTAATTATACCTTCCTGAACTTGGTCAGCATTCATTGTTAAGGTTCTGACCACAATATCTTCAAGCTTACTATCCTTTGGTCTGTTTTGTTTATAGATCGCGCCTGATAAGGCAGATAGAGCTTTGACACCCTGGTTAATTAGTCTATTAAATATTGCCTCTTGTGCCGCTAAACCTGTCTTAGTTCCCATCCTACGCAGCAAATGCTGTTATTACATTCTTAAATGCTATTTCTAATTTCTTCTCAGCTCCTAATGTGCTGCCAGTTATTACATCATAACCTAACGCCTCCACCCAGCTCGCATACTCCATACCAGCAACGGTTATAATTGCCCAACCGGAGGTGTATTCCTTGCATAGCTTTTCAGCGTACTCAACACCTTTCCGTAACCCATATTCCTTATCGGTACCCTTTGGTGATAGCTGGAAATCTTTATAAACTATTTGACCGTCATAGGTCAGAATAAAGCCTATAGAGCTCCTAAGATTACCAGTATCATCATTAAACCCGTCCGCTGAAGAAAGATTAACTGACCCTCCAACCAACCTTGCTGCCATTCTCGCATCGCTTGCAACCAAATGATATTCTTTAGTTGGAATTTTAGACCTTGCATCTCGAACAAACTGAAATCCTACTTGCATAAGTTCATTTTGAGTTACCTTAACGACTCTTTTTAAATAGTCCTCAGTTATTTTTTCAATGTCCTTATCTGTAAAATTTGCTTCTAGTTTGATTCTCATATCCAACCCAGTATACTTTCGTTTCCAACCTGATAACCTCCAAGTGTGCCGTCAAAAATCAGCTGATCATTAACTCCAATAATTCTTACCCGCGCATTCTGAGGGATATCAAAGTTTTCGTCATATTCGAAGCCCAGATCATAGGCATATTCAGTTAATTGCCCGTCCTTACCAGCTTTCTTTTTGCCTGCCCCTGCTGGTCTTGCTCGACAAGAATATTCCTTTTCCTCACCCGGTAGTCCAGGTATCCAATTGCCTGTACTTTCATCATAAACATCAGCAGATGCCAATGTTATATAAAGCAATTTATGTGGGTACCGATTAATCATTATCTACCATGGTGATTTGCCAGTTACGGTGTTTTCTTCTGGGGCCAACTCATCAGGCAAGCCATAACGCTTGATAATGATTAACCGCAGCTTCAACAGGTCATCCATATCGTGTTCAGTCACTTGGTAATCCAGCTCTTTCACACTCTTAGGAGCAACAGCTATTGTGAATATCAACCCTGCAAGCGCAGTTTCTACACGCTGTATGTTATCAGGAGCGACATACGTCGCTTCTGAATCCAATCCTACCTTCATTAACGCTAATTCAAGTGTCATTGCTGGTAGTTTTCTGTTTAGTTCCGCTTGCAGGGCTTGTAGGTTTGTCATATCTAGATATAGATTATGATAATTTAGTTTTAAGGATATGAGTACTTAATGCACCGTTTAGCACGGGTGTTGTATACGCCACACCTTTCGTCACGACTGTGATAGGGTCTTCCTCGCCGAAGGTTTTTACTAAAACGATCCCAGATTTGGTTTTCGTCGCATGACCAACAGTAACATACTCATCAGCTGTCAATGTGTAAGGCGAATCTCCTAACACCAAGGACTCAGAGAAGGTTACATTTCCAGTTACCCAACCAGAAACCGTTTCCTGCTCACCAGCTTTATTCTCAACAGTTACAAAACTGTCCCAAAGAACTACTATTGGCAATCCTTGACGTGACAAAGCTGCGTTAACAGTTGCAACATCAGGACGTTGTTCTAGACCTAATGCGACTGCGGCATAGGTTGCAGTGAACTTTTGAATTCCTGGGTTTTTTGCCATCAAATTGAAATTGTCAAGCTCCATCCACATGTAGCGAAGAATTTTGCCTTTTTTCCTAGCAGCATCTCTTCTAGCTTCAATGTCAGCAACAATATCAGCAGTTGGATCAGACCAATCTTTTACCGCATTTACTCGGTTTGCAGATGGTATACCAAAGTCAACATCTGTTTTTGTCTGAACACCAGCTTCATTATTGGTAAGCGTTAGGCTATATTTACCATTGGAAGTGATTTGCTTAGACAACCACTCATGACGGGCTCTAACACCATCTACTACGAAAACCTGATCATCATAACGCCAATCAATAATTTGCTTAAGGATATTCGATCTTGCACCAGCGTTGTTCACGCCACCAAAGTCGTTCATCAGTTGTCTATAGGTGTTAAAGTCTGTTTCAACCTTATCCCTTGCAACTTCAATCTTTGGCATATCACCAGAAGCTTTGCCTGGTAACGGTCTCCCTTTACGTGGCGCTCTTGAATTAAAAGCTACAACATCAGCCATAACTTTCGCACCTGTTTGTGCTTCAATCTGTTTCCAAGTTAAACCAGATTGATATTTTTCAGGGAATACAGATTGGTATCGCAGCTCACCAAACGGGTAAGCATCTAAATGTGCCTGAGCATCAGCCTCTCTGAATTCCGCAACTATTTCGGTTACATTAACCATTACGTTCTATTTAAAATTGTAAAAATTTTTGTTAATTATGATTAAACATGAGTGATCCTTGGTAAAGCCAAGCTTCTTTCTTCGATGGTGCCCTGACCAACTGGAAGAGCTTTCTCTCTGATTGTACCGGAGATTCCTACTTCAAGTAAACCATTAACTTCAGCCTTTGCTGTGCGGATAGAATATCCTAACGGCTTAATAGCACCATCAGTTTCTATTAGTATCTTTCCCAGTCCGGTAGCAGGGTCTTTACCGAGCATTGTCCCAGCAGGAATATTGCCATCACTAGGAATTGTAAATCCAGTGATGTCAACAATTAATCCACCAGGCAAGGTGTCTACCACGTTTTCCCAGACTATTTTCTCAAATCCTCCGCCTTCTCTTTTTACTCCAAACATTTTTGAGTGTCTAAAATTGTTATGCCGTAGTTTTAGGCTTTTCAGCCGCTCTATCAGCTAAATATTGTTTCATTTCAGCTGATACCTCTTTCTCAGCTGTTTTCCCACCCGTTGCGATTCCGCGAGATGGTGCATCTCCGCCTAAACCGGAGTTTGCTTTATCTTGGATAACCAAAGCAGCTTCTCCAATTTTTCGTTCCAGGAATGAGTTTAAATGGTCATCATCTCTAAATGTAATGTCATCCATATCTGCCAGCACTCCATTACGAAAAGCCTCTGGTGCATCCTTTAATTTTTCCGCAGCGGTTTGTTTTCGGGTTGTTGCCACTTTTTCACCTTTGATTGATGCTACTTCCTGAGTAAGTGTTTGAATCCCTGCAAGAGCCTGTTTCAATAGCTTTTCAGTGGGAGTTTCATTCGGGTCATCCGCAATGGGCGGGGTTTTACCGTCCTCAATTGCTTTAAGCCTCAAAGCTTCTTTATCAGAAGCCTCCTTTGCTGCTTTACCAGCCTGATAGTCGTCAAACTTCTTTTGGTCTTCGAAAGGGTAAATGGCATTACGGTCATTTAACTTTCCATCAACTTCTTCATCCGTAGACTCGTCAGTTAGTCCTGCTTTGGACATTTGATCACCAATTAGTTCAATGGTTTTTTTCGATAGTGCTACGCCTGGGAACAATACCTTCAGTCGTGCTGCTGTCTTAATTTTAAGTGACATACAATATGTTTTTGGGTTCTTTAATGCTAAGTTGTAGCCGTTAATTACTCGTTTACACCTTGCTTGAAACCAAAATTACATTTGGTAATGGTACATGAAAAGAAGAGGTTTTGACAACGAAGGTTATTGTCAAAGAATGGTTCATATCATCATATACAAAACCAACAAAAAATACAGGCACTAATTAACTATTATTATATTTGAAAATATTAATGCTCATGGAACAAATAAAAATCGAAAAAAAAAGTCTATTTAAAAGGACCTGGAGTGACCCCGTTTTAAGTAAACTTATCTCAACGGCGTTGGGGGCACTGCTAGTGATATTTTGGCAAATACTTGTTAACATCTTCAAAGACAAATCAGTATTGGAATCCCTATCTGATGCGTTTACATACCAGGTCGAATTGTCGAAGGTGATTTTAATTTTAATTATTTTAGCCTTAGGGTATTATTTTTATAAATTCTGGGCAAATAAGAAGAAAAGTAATAAGTTTCAAATTACGTTTGATACTAATCAAAGAATCGGAGAATTCACATTCAGGGAACTATATAACATATTAGCTATTAAATCCATAACGATCCCAAAAAACACAATAAAAGACGGCTCACTAGAACTTAAAATAAATCTGTTATCCCTTTTTTGTTTTTCATTAAGAGATTACAATAGGGGAAGTACTTTGGAAAGGACTACATTCATAGATTTTTGTAATAAAACTATTGGTCCAGAGTTGATGTCATACGGATTAATTAAAATTAATGAAACACAACCATCTAGCGATAACGAAGAGAACATCAAAAGCTTAATCACTACCGAAACTGGCTATAAATTTTATGCTATGATACAGAGATATCGTCTGATGCATGATTTGGATTTGAATAATAACACCGATATTGAAAAAATATAGAAAACTTTTTACCATCAAATTTTTGCAAAAGGCACTTTGGAGCCAAGGATTATCGTTCGGGAATATTTTATGGCTATATCGTAATCTTAAGGACTTACACAATCAAATCAAGAGCATATTGGAAATAAAATGCGAGTTGTCTTTCCACCAATAAGGTTTATCCTTCCACTCCATTACTCTATCCCTATTATTGTTAACCCATAAATTAAACGCCTCAGGAGGAAAGGCTATTCGGGTTCCTTTTTGCAATTCAAAAATAGCATCATCAGTATCTTCCCCTTTTGCCACTAGCTTCTGATATTTAGCCATCATTTCATCAGCCATGAGAATTGGGATTTTGAAACATAGGCAGTTAGGGTGCCAACCTCGGAATTTAAACCAGGAGGGGTATTTACCTTCAAGGGTTCGGCAAAGTTCACATCTTGTTTTTGGTTTAGCGGTCGCAGATAACCTTATTTCGTAGCCTAAAACTAACGGATTGTTTTCCCAAGCAGCATCGTCAGCAGCTCTATAACCCATATTTATTTCGGTTCTACCTAAACGTTCGGTATTTCTCGCTGCAGACCTGTAAACTCCTTGACCAGGATTGTACGCCTTAGCTGGTTTAGAAAGTCTCAAATTTCCTTTGAGGTCCCTCACTCGTCTAAACAGTCGTTCAGGCTCATTAAGATTCTGTCGTAGTTCACGGCCAATTTGTTTTGCAGCCTTACCCTCAGCGATACCTATATCTAAATTCAGATCAACATTGTTCTTAAACTGTTCAGCTGTTTTCCATACCCGATCAGACAAATTTAATCCACCTTCTTTTCGCTGAATAAATGCTTCTAATCGATTGTGATTTGGGCTAAATAAAGCTTTCTTTATCCTATCCGGAATATTAAAACCAGCAAGCCTCTGCTCAAGATATGCAATGTTCTTCTGGTTAGATAGATTCCATGAGTATTTAACACCGGACTCTATTTTCAGCGTTACATTTGCTCTGAATTGTTTAAGAAGGATATTCAACTTTCGTTGAACGAGTGATCTTGCGGCCCCAGATTCAATTAAAGGGGTTATCTGAGCTATTATAGAATCATATTGCTTATTAATATAATTCACAACACGATCTTGTTCGTTAAAATGAAGCTTCTCGTACTTCTTGTTTATAGGATTTGTCATCACTGCTGAATTACATCATCTACATCATTCCCTAAGGTATCGGAAGCTGCTTTTATAGCTCTAACCTCTACATTATCATCATCGGTAAGTCCCGCCATTTTAACAGCAGTCTCCAAGGACGCTATACCACCATTAAAAGCAGCAGCAGCATTATCTATATCTTCTCTAGTATCATTTATGCGGAACAAAGTAAAAATCGGGCTTAAAATTAAATTTGAGGCACTTTTTATTGATGTATTTATCGACAAACATGCTGACTTAAGAAAGCTTAATTCGCGTTGAGCGCCTTCACCGTAGCTTTCATCCAATTTATTCTGCGCTGCTAAATGAGGGTCCATGAGAATTCTATCAAAAGCAACACCTGAGGGAGCTGCACCTAACCCTGACATCTCTTTGAAACTTATATTTGGCGTTTGGGTACATGTGTAAATAAAATCAACTAAAGAATCGATTTCAAGTTTGATAGAAACCGGAGCTTGTTCCCAGGTTACATATTTGATATCTGAATCAGGTCCTGCAAGTTCGATAACTTTTCCTCTTTCTCCTTTAGCTGAAAAACCTTTAATAACACCCTTGGAAACCAAAATAGGCGATCCGTTATAGTCGTTGGTATCAGCGAAGTTGGATAGAACGGTTTCCAATCTGGTAATTTGAGATTGTACATCAGCCCACTCCGGACGCTCTTGATGGTAATATATTACTGGGATTTTGCCGTAGGAATGGGGTATTTTATCTTTCATAATCCACCCCCCGCTGATCTCTTCAAACTTGTATATGTAGGTATCGGTGTATATATCGAAGTGAACAACTTTTTCGTTTGCAGTTCTAACCAATTCTTCAGAAATCTCCAACCCGGTTATATCCTTCGTTGTAGTATACTTCCTGCCGAAATATACCAAATCACCCAAACCGTTAAAAACAGGCAGCAACGTATCGCCCAACAATGGACTTAAAACACGCATCCTCATTCTTTTTATTGAATTTGGTGCTAATTCCCCCCAATATCCTTTTTCGACATCTTCGCTGTACCACAGAGAAGCCACTTGCAGTTCAGACATCATTCTTTTAGCAATCTCTTTTGCTTTATATTTAAGCTTGTTATCCTCCCGACATTTCTCAATCATTTTTAATAGTGTCTCTTCATCTGTATTTTTAGGTTTTGCATCAATCTGCATATTGCTCACATTCATGAATGCCGCCCTACGATTAACGATCAGTTTTTGCAACGGCAAACCTATTCTGTTTACCTCCTCTTTGGTTAAGGTTATGATATCCTTACCCTGTTCATCCTTTCTGCCTGTTGGCTTCTGAACGTCCTTTTTTGGTCGCTTACCTATGTTAAAAACATCATGCTGCAAAGGATCGTATTGTGCCAATGCCTCATCCGTTCCTTCTACCTTTTGACCAATAGCCAACACCAACTTAACCAGTGGCGTTTCATCCTTCTTCTCTACAATCTCTTGCTCTTTGCCCATGTTCTTTTTAATTATCCAAATACGCTTAACGCGCCTATTTCACTTTCTAAATTATCTAAACCAAAGAATTCAACCATGCCTGTGAGAGTATCTTGAGCGTCATCATGTTCATTGCCACCTTTAGATGAGTAACTCGTCACGTGGTTATAAAATATTGGCCACCTGGTGTCCCAACCTTCAGGCATAATAATCAGATTGGTTACAGTGTTAGAATTAGTGGTAATCCTTGCAATCTTGTTCTCCCCTTGATGAAACCAACCAACTTCTGTTTTATAATTTCCCGCCAGCCGCGTTTGATCTTCAACATTACGAGCGAAACCACGCCCTCCGTTATTCGATTCAACTCTGGCCAACTCTATATCATGATCAAGTAATTGGCGTGCAGTTAATGGCTCTGTAGTCTCCATTCCAGCCTGCGTGTAAATCACATCTAAAACGTAGATGTAAAGTTCAGTTTCGTGATAGGCAATCGAGCACAAGTAATCCTTACCTTGATCAGCTGTATCTGTATAAGATTTACGCATCTTTTTAACTGAATACGGAATCTCCGTGTAAGTTTTGAAGGTTGAATAAAGCAATCCTTCTTTTGGTTGTGGGTCTTGTTGATAAAGGCTTCCAAATACATGTGGATTGCGATCCCTTACCTTTTGCAACTTTTCCAGATTATGTTTTTCCGGATAAAGAGCTTCGCCTTCTTGCCTCGGATCATAATCATTTGGTTCACCGAGTTTAATCGCAGGATAAACAACTATCTCCCAATCTTGACCTTCGGTTTTAATCAATCTGCCAGCAAGATCCTCTGGGTGCCACCTAGTAAAAACTAGCAGCTGCTGACTGTCATTATGGAGCCTTGATTCACCTACAGTATCATACCACTCCTGAACGTTCCCCCTGATAGTTGGAGACCAGGCTGCCATTGCGTCCTTGTACAAATCATCCATGATCAGGATGTCTACGGTTTCACCCGTCAGCGGCCCGCCAACACCTACAGACCTTAAGCCGCCATTATGCCCAACAATCTCAAACTCATCATTGGTTCTGGTGTATCCATCAGATCCATTTGAAAGGCGGGTATCAGGAAACAGTTCTTTGTAAACTGGATCATCAATAATCCTTTGAACCTCCCTATTGAACTTACGGGCTTTTGTCGAGTTATAGCATACAATGGCAATTTTTAAGTCAGGATTTCTTCCTAGAATATAAGCGGGCGCGCGCCTAGTTGATCCTTCACTCTTACCGTGTTGAGGTGGAACAAACACCATTAGTTTTTTAATCTTACCTTCAACAAAGTCATTTAATTTGCTATAGTAGGATTTATGAAACCAAGTTGGATTGAACCTAGTGAACGTAGCCTTTGTGAACGGAAGCAAATGACATCGGCAAGCACGTATGTTCCTTTCCTGAATTAACAACTGCAGTTTAGAATCACTTTTGGATATTGTGCTTGTAACTATCATTTGGAAAGATCATTTATTAAATTGGTTAGCTCGTCATCAGTAAGCGATGGGATTAGATCTTTTCCATCTTTACCAGTCAATTCCTTTTTCTCAGGAGCATATAAGCCCATTAACTTTCTACGCTCCATTCTAAGCTTATTAATCAAGTCCTGATAACGCGGATCACCGAAATTGATCTCATCCTTTTCAGTTTGCTCGATCGAGGTAGTCTTAATACCAGAAGTCTCCACTTTATCTTTTAGCTTTCCATCTGTATCAACGACTTTACTAGCGGCTTCCTTAACTGCTAAGCCTGATTGTTTCTTTGATTTGAGCTTCTGATCCGTCTTTGAACGATCCCAAGCAATCCATAATTCTCGAATCTGATCATCAATAGCCGCCAATTCCAACTGAATAGCCATATCTACATCATCGATTCGAGTTTTACGCCAATCTTTAAGTATCGCATCAACATCTTTCTTTACAGTTGATAATGAATATGTTGTTTTACCCTCACGCTTCATTACCTCTTCCCTTATGTCACGAAAGGAGTAACCCTTTTTATATAGTTCTCCAACAATAACCAGTCTGGCTTCTTTACCCTGCTTAGCGGCTTTGTGAGGTTCTGGCATATTAGCTCTTTATTTTTGCACCTGGGTATGATCTTAAAAGCTCCTCCACTTCAAGTTTTACGGTATCGTAGACTTGCAGATCATCAAATTCAATTGAGAACTTAACAGCTGATACTTTAGGTTCTGGCTCCTCCTCTTCATCTGGCTCATTAAAATCTATTAGAACCATGCCCCAGTCCTGCAAATCCTGTTGTTCCCATTCATTTGCCAGCAAGTCCCAATCATCTGAGCCAAACCCAACATTGTCCTTTATGATGTAAGCTTTAAGCTTCTCTATTGGCGTATCTACTGGCAATATTTTGCAGAGAACGGATTTAGATTCCCTTAGTTCTGTTATAGCCTTCAACCAGTGATTGAAATTCTCATTTTCCTGTTTGGTTTCAACAATTGCCATGAATTCATCATCAGGTAAACCTGCAATATGAACATTGGCTTTTAACCGCATATTACCCATCAACACAACGTATTCATCAGCATATGGAGTGACAACCAGTTCTCTTAACTGCATCATTTCCGGATCATCAATGATAGACTTAACCAGAGCATCAAATCTCTCGTCTCTGATGAATCTTGGATTCTTGGGAAGACCGGAAATCTGGCCATCATTAGGCCATATCTTAACTGTTGGGATAAGTTTAGTTAGTACTTTCATGCTGCTGGAACTGGATTTAGGTAGCTGTGAATGGTTGTTTCAACTGAAGCTTTAAAAGATTTAATCTTCATGTATGCTCTTGCTTGGCTGATGTAATACGAAGTATTTTGTCCGGAAAGCCCAAGACAATCTGCTATTGAACTCCTTAAACCACTACGGAGTTTATATTCAATTATTAAAGCATCAGGGTTAAAAAGCCTAAGAATAGCAGCAATGAATAAAAGCTTATGGATGTAGTCTTCGTGTGGTTTATGAGATGAACAGAACTGTTCGTACACATCACGTATCATGATGAGATCAGTCATTACGGGCGTAATGTCCTTCCTTATTGAATCAATAATCTCAGGGTGTGTAACTGATAATACCTTTAGAATCCTTCCTTCATCCATCTTTCTGCAACCTTTAGGCTTTCTACAAAGCTATAAAGATTACTTAATATTACCAAAAGGTAATTTAAATGAGTTTTGTAAGTTCTCACATACCAAATAATTATAAACATTCCCACAATTTCAGAAAATAACCAACAGACTAACAGTTAGCACATTAGCTAAATATAAAAAACTTTACCCACAAAAAAATGATAGTAATTTTAGTTTTTGCTAATATATTTGGCAAGCCTAGAGAAATATTTTTTTTAGTGGAAAACAAAATATCTATCTTTACGAAAGTAAAAAAGGAACACCTGCAAGTGTTCCCCAATATCTTGAATCTAAAGTGGTAAACTGTATCGTGGCAATGATACAGGTAACAGTCGAAACATTAAACATGCATGTTTAATGGTAGAACTTAAACCTCAGGCTCGCAACCTGGGGTTTTTGCTTATATAACAATTGAAGAACCTATTGAAGCTACACCTGTAGATGCTGATATTGCTATTGGTCTTGTTGTTATTTGTATGACACAAACATACGAAACTAGATTATATCTTGTACATAATATTCTTAATATTATTCTTGCTATTACTCTTCTTCTTCTTGCTATTACTCTTCTTCTTTCTTTTACTCTTTCTATTCTTCTTGCCTAACGTTTAAGAATGTCCTATTTGCTTTCTTTTTTGTCATCTGTATCAACTACTCTTCCACGGGTGATACATTCCCTATCTGCTGTAACCAATCCTAGATAATATTGCTTTTCTGTGTTATGATGGTTACAAAGTTTATCGCACCGTTTATTCCTCAAGTTTTATCCTGATTTAACAAAATTTTTGGAATGAATAGCTCTCATCCTAACAAATGTTGAAATGTTAAGTGCTTTGGTTTCCCTGGTTATTAACTCAACTGGTTCCTGGAATTTTGTTTGATAATACAAGCTCAATTGTTTGTTAAATACTGTCTCGCTCCCAGAGTTTAAATTTAATTCATTTACTTGATTTCTAATTATCTCGAATGATTCCAATAGGTACCACAATTTTGACATCTCGTTTGATATCAATAATAGAAGTTGGTTTTTTTTGTCTTTTTGAAATTTTCCTGAAAAATGCTGCAATGCCTCGAATCCTTTCAAGGTGGTTGGTGCGCCACTAATTCTATCAAAAGTTGAAAAGGTATCGTATTCTTTATCCAACTGATTGATCAACATAAATATTATGTCACTATCATTTTTAATTCTTTGGGCCTTATTGCCTTCTTGTTGCGCTGTTAGCGCTTCGTAAAGAAGGTAAGCGGAAAACATACCCACAATGGGGCCTACTATACCTCCAATTGTACTGCCGATGTTCGAGGTTTTGTCGCTAGAAAAGTTGAATTGTTCTGAAAAAGCTGGTAGCACAACTAGTGTTAGGCAGCTGAATGAAACTACAGTTAACAGACCGAGTATCATCGGTAATGAGTTTATCTTTTTTTTCATTGAGAGTGTTAATCGATTATGGTTTTCTTAATCCATCTTAACGGTGTAGGAAGCTCTAAGCAACATGTCTTTAATTGACTTTATGGTGTCTGGTTTAAATTCTTCTGGAGAATACTTATACGCCTTATACTCTGCAACACCATCGTATACGCAATGACGGACATAGTTCATTACGACTTCCATTAATGCTAGTTGTTGGAAGTGAGGATGTGTCGTATTGATGACAACCTTTAATAGTTCTGCATCAGGATAAATACCTATACTCAAATAAGGTTCTGCACCAGATATATTTCCATCCAGATAAACCAAAACTTGAAGCGATCCCAGCTTTACGTCGAATTTTGGAGGTAAAGTTCCACCTGATACCGTATTAATTAATACCTCTTTATTCAATTCATAAAGTTCTTCGTCTGGTACTTCATAAGTTTCATATGCAGTAGATATCGCTTTAGAATTAAATTCAAGTTCCAAATAAGCCAATGCTTGATTAATTGCTTCCTCATCTTCGGAACTTATTTTAGCCTTTTTCTTAGGTTCATTTATCAGTACATTCAGAACAGCAGTGTGTTGACGAAGAAGGTATTCTAGAACTTCCTCCTCGTCTCCTTGAAAAACAATTTCGTCTTTAGTATGGCTTACTTCAAAACCATCCAAAAATAATTCTCCGACTAAACGTTGATTAATTAAATCATTTCGACCACCTGATGTTCCAAAAATACTTGCAGGTTTGTAAGATTCAGGCCAACCCTTAATAATTCTGTTATTTACGAAGATTGAAAATCCAGCTTTGCTTCTGCTTGCTCCTTCATCTAATACCCCTGCCCATCCTGTAACTTTTTTAGATTCGACATCAAACTCTATTTTTAGTCGGTCACTGCCGTCCGACATAGGTTTCAATTTCTTGAACGTATCATCGTACGACCATTCTAACAGTTCTTTATTAAAATAAATTCTTATTTCATCATTCATTATGTCAAATCGATACATTGATGCAATAAAATTTTGAACTTTAGTTAGGATGTTAGTGGTAAAAGGTTGATGGACATCTGTAATTTCGACAATTGTGTAGTGTTTTGTAGCCTCAAGGTTTTCTACCTTAGAGTACTGTAACGAACCTTTATTAGTAATTAAATCTTGTGCGTTAATTACAACCGAATGTTGTACAGTTTCGCCCAGCTTTTTTGTTGTCACGCTCCAATTATCACCTAGCCAAAACGATGCTGTCTTCATTCCTAAACCATATTTTGATCGTCCGTCACTTTTTATTGGGGGCTTGCCAATCACCACTGCATGTTCTAGCTCATCAAAAGACATTCCCATTGAATTGTCAGAAATTTTGATTGTCGTTGATTTTCCGTCTTTAGTGATTTCAATCCAAACCGAAGGTTTGTCCGCTTCTATTTTATAAGCTGCATCAAGAACTTCTTTGTTATTAAAGTAGGCTTGAGTTGAATTATCAATATATTCAGCTAAAGCATACCATTGCTTATATGAAAGACGCTTGTACGAATTTATTACTTCTAAACCGACTTCTAATTTTAGTGGACTTTCTAGCATGACATTAGTTTTTTTCAAATAAATATACTTGTTTAGATTCATCAAATTTGATGACAAAATCTCTTTTTGGCTCTAAAGGAAAAATGGGACCTGCACATTTTAAATATAATTTTTTAGCCTTTGTCCGCATTGCAGTCCACCTAGTTAAACGGTCATTAACATAGATTTCAATTTGATCGTCTGTATTCAGATCATTTAATAATTCATGATCATTTATAATTTCAATACCGTTCGGAATATCCCGTTTAGCTAACCGACAGTAAACCGCGCCAGTGTGTATTTGGGGAAATCGCCCCTTTATGCGCAATATGACTTCAGTATCAGCATTCTTGTACATTTGTACAACACATAGATGTACTTTCAACTTCCTAAATGGTTCACTCCAAGCTTCCTTGGTCTCGTCAACAATTACCATTACTTCGGCTTTAAAATTCGAAATCAAGTCGGTGAGCTTTTGTTTATCGAAAACAAAATTTGGTGGATCAAGTACATGACCATTTTGTTTAATTATATATTCTATGATATCGGTTTTGTTATAAGATGGCTTTAACATCACCTTTACTTGGCCGGTCACATGGTCAAGTGGATGGCCTTTCAATTCAACTTCTACCAGTATCCAAGACGAATAGTCTTTTTTAATGAATACTAAATCAGGAGTGGTCGTATCCTCAGAATTTGTAGCAAGTGCAATCGTCTTTTTGAATGGAACAACATAATAATTAGCAAATAGAGATGAAGAGCTATTTATTAATCTCGTCTCAAACTCTGTTTCCGTATAATAGGAAATAGCTGAAAGTCTTTCAAACCAGTAGGAGCTATGCGTTTCCTGTATTAATATTTTGGCCATTATTAGAGAGCATGTTTATTTCCTTTGGGAATCTTCCTTCGGACCCTCGAATATAGTCTACTTCTCTATCAATTGCAATCCAACTCCGATTTAATTTTTCAGCGACAAGCCCGGTAGTATTGCTTCCACCAAAAGGGTCTAAAACTAAATCACCCTCCTTAGTTAAAAATTCCACGAAGAACTGAACTAAGTCTGCAGGCATCCGTGCTGGATGAGCTTTCACTCCAATAGATTTGCAATACTTTACATATCCATCTTCTGATGATGTGTTAGACATTGACAAAACATTAGATGGGATTGCTCCAGAGTGATCGGTTAGAAATGACTTTTCACCTATAACATGTTCAGATGGTCGAGGTCCAGAATTATATTTTTGGGCTTTTAATAGCTTCTTCATTGAGACACTATATTCTTTTAAAATGTTTTTATTATTAGCCTCAGGATAATGAGAATTAGCCATCCACCAAATATTAGTAAATGAATCCTTTACTCTAATTCTTTTCACATTAACCCATTGTGCTGGACTAGGCAGTTTTGCAGGATTATTCCAGATAAATTGTTGACAAAGTTTATAATCACCTTCCTCTTGAAAGTGAATAAGCGACTTTAACGGCAGCGTTGACATTTCAGGAACTCCTTTAACCCAAGAATTACCAATTTCAAGTACTATGGAGCCATCTGGTGTCAAAAGTTTCTTCAAGTATTTTGAAATCTTTCCGATCCATTCAAGATATTCTAAACCTTCCAAATTGCCGTATTTTTTTGGCCTTGCTAAAGGAAATGGAGGCGAGGTAAAAATTAATTTAATCCTACCTTCCAAATGGCTTAATCTATCATTGTCAATAATATCGTCTATGCTACCTAAAAAATAAGCACCGAGGTCTGTTGTGTATTGTTCCGTCATTTTAATTTGGTCAAATCTAAATAAAGTATCTACTTTATTGTGTAATTAATATATTTTTTATCCTAGTGTGTTAATCATTAAAGGCCGAAAACCAGCATGCCTGCATCCCTGCCATGATTTGAAGTCCTTCCTTCCCATCCAGTAATTTTTTTAAACTGGACTGCATCAACCTTAGTCCTGATTGATTGAGGTGCGACCAGCTGGTAAGATATTCCTTCACTGATCAAAAACTCCTCCCATTGCTTACACTGGATTTTAATCGCTCCGGCTCCCTGAACTTTTGCATTCGAATTGGCACCATAGCGTTTACGCTTACGAGCATCTTCTATACGAACAAAGATTTTAACATCATGCTCTTTGGAGGATTGATTAACTTTCCTGACTGCATCGAATGCTTCATGGATTTTCATAGTGGCCACAATTATCAGTTTTTTGGAAAGCTTACAATAGAAAGCCACCCCGGTCTTTGTACCAGGATCGATTCCGATAACATACGCTAACTTGGGTAATGAAATTCTATGCACTAACCCTCTCCCTTGTTCTCTCTCACTAAATTTGTTCGCTTCCATATCGTTCGGTATTTTCAGTATTACTATTAATTGGTTCGGTTTCGTTAAACAAGTACTGCTTGCTATCTATCAGTTCGTCAAGGTTGATACCCGACAAGGCCAGGTCGTCGAAGTATTGGTATAGTGCCACTCTCTTGGATGTATTTAGAATCAACTGAACAGCTGATCCGTCTTTCACGTTCTCGATATCCCTTCTTATCCTGAATCGATCTTGTTTGTTAATCGTTACAGAAAGCTGATGAGTAAATCCTTTGATTAAAATTTCCTTCGCCAGATCAACAAAATCCCATTTTCTTTTAGCGGAATACTGAATCAATTTTAAGCGGTCCAAAAAAGTGTAAACTACCAAGGCAACCAATGAAATATCGCTTCCAATTTTCTTACTTTGGAATGCTTTTAAGGCGTTATTTTTGGCTGTTGTAAACTTTGTATTGATATCTGGCTCTATCCTTTCTGGTATCATTAAAACTTCTTTCGCGAACTGTTCTCGTTTTTCTGATGCCAGATGAGCTTCAATAAAATTTTCGAAACTTACTACCCCTAGCCCCATAAATTCACCATATTTCCCACGTATACCGTTTGCAAATGCTTCTGGAATTTCATGCAGTCTGATTGATGGAAATTTAGATGGAATGCTATCCGCAAGTTTATTGGCCATATATTCCTTATCTTTTTTTGATGGCTGTTTCCAGCTTAAGTCAGTGTAAGAAGTTGCCAGCGACATCAGGATTATTGCAAAGATGTCATCATCAGAATTATGCTTAATCGATGGAACTGTTAATGGATTGTTTACCGACGGGAGCTCAGGAATTTCTAACTCCTGGCCGTTTCTCATCAATGATTGATTATTCTCTGTATAATTGACAATTATTTCTGTAATTTCTTTAGACATTTTTCCTCCTTTCTACTCCGGCCCACTCCATTGCTGCATCTACACCTTTGGATGGTATGGTTTGGTTCTGAAATACTTTTTCTTTTTGGCCGGAACTTTTTTCTTTTTGATTTTCTACCTGAATATTAATCCAGCTATAGCAGTGTTTTCTGGCTTCGAACATTTCCCGCTTATCTTGTCCTGCTGCCCTTTGTTCGAAAAAGAAATCTCCAATCCATTTTTTTATTATTTCCTGATCTTTTATCCCGAATTTTTTCATCATGCTTTCATGCCAAATTTGGCTTTGGTTTAAGCAAATAAATTCGACGTCATCCATTGTAGAATAAACCGAAGAAGTACCAAGTGGAATTGGATTTTTTTGTGAGTGAATTCCCTCTTCTTTCTCCTCTCTCACCTCATCATCTATACTCGGAATCCTTTCCTCTATAAGTTTACTTATGTAGTCGTCATCTGGTGATACCTTTTTTTCTAATAAGGTGTCATTTGGTGATAGCTTATTTGACACCTTTTCATTAATAAAGGTGTCATCAGAGACCACCTTATGATCTGTTAAAAGGTGTCTATAGGTGACACCTTTTAAAGAGTTATTTATCACGTAAACAGTATTGATTTTACGGCCATCTCCCGAATTATAATCGATTAAACCATTGCTACGCAACACGTCCCTGCATTTCTTCATAGCATTCACACTCATGCCTGAATCTCCTGTCAAATGATCATTGCTATAATTAAACGGATTCTTCCTATGCAGATCGTTCCACTTATAAAGCAGGGCAAAATAAACAGCCTTTTCATTCGGAGTGAATGAGAACTCTTTATTTATCTTCCAGAAGTGGTTTAAAAGGTCAATATAGTTCATAGAAACGGATGGCTAAAATAAGAAAAGATTACTTTTGATTACTATTTTGTAATCTTTATTTTCAACAAATAGTTTTTAAATGATTTGTAGATCGTTTGGATTGCAAAAGAAAGTTATACCCTTTTGGTCCCTGACTTTTGCGTTTCCGGTTGAATTAAGTAGGTTTAAGATGGTCACTTCTTCTGTTAACGATCTTACCGTCTCATTCAATCTTTCTTGATAGGAAGCCGATCTTGACTCCCTGTCCATTGTGCTAATACCTGGTATCAGCTTAACTACATCTCCTTGTTTCATAATATTAATTTAATCTGTACACCCTCCTGAATCACATGACTGACCAAGTTTCATAATCTCATACATTGCCACCAGATAGACTATTTACTGTTTTCATATTACATTTTTAAACAGTGATTGCTGCCTTGTGTTTTGTTCCAACCTCTTGTTGGCTAAATCAAAATATTCAGCATCGGATTCACAGGTGGTTAAATCAATCCCCAAATCATAACAAGCAATATCTAAGCTTCCAGACCCTCTGTTAGTATCAAGGACCTTAATGGCTTTTTGAGAAATCATAATCCATTTCTGAATGCATTGGATCAATAGCCATTTGTATAGCATAACTGGTTTTTGAGTGGGATGAATACGTTTTTCGTTAAGTCTTTTATTGCCCTGCATTACAGTACCCCTGGCTATACTAACTCCCTGCATCATGCCCGCCCACATGTATGGTATTACAAAGGATTTAAAATTGAATGAAGTATAGATCACCTCACAATCACTAAAATCCGAGTTACCATTAACTTTATCCCAAATTATAAAACCAAACGGGTGATCTATTAGGAACTGAGCAAACTCATTTCTTCGAGGAGGTTTGCAAACAGGCATAATAAATTCAAAATAGTTTGCACCAAATATCACCTGCTCTACTGAAACTCGTTTTAATTCTATAAAATACTCACGTCCTGCAGGTTTATTATCCCAATCTTTACGAGTATATTGGCTCGAAGGGCATCTTCTCATCTGTCCTCCTGATTGCCTAACTAAAGTATTTCTCGATTTATGGTTCTTACCCGCTTCTCCGATTCCGTACTCTGGATCAACTATTGCTAAATCAAAATGTTTATCTTGATACCTCGACATCATTAAAAGGTTATCTTCGTTTGTCGCAGTGATCATGATGCTTTCTTATAAACACTCTCTGGGAGAGGAAAACCTTTGATTCTACCTATGTGCTGATTGAACAATGCCCATACTTTTTCCTGTTTGAATTTGAAATGCATTGTTCCTTTTTTAAATGCTTTGCATTCGAAATATGTCCAGTCGAACCATTCACCGTAAACATGATCAGTTTCGTGAATAATGACTGCCTCTTTTCCCTTCGATAATAGATATTGTACTTTTGCTTCTGCTTCGTTTCTACTCAAATAAGCTCTGATAACCATTCCGTCAAGAGAAACTTTGTAATTGTACTTAATGGCTTGTGACAAGGTGATTTTGTCCTCGTATTGGTCTCCGGTAATGTAACAGAGCGCCTTCATTAGATCGTCTAAGATTTCCAGTCTATAATCAACTTGTATTTTTGATTCTCCTTTGTACCACCTCTGGTCCTGCCAGCAAATGCTATCCAATATGAATTTCTGGTTTACCATATAATGGCTATTCGTCTTCCAGCCCTCTATGTCATACCTGTTTTCATGATACCTCATTGTAAGCCTATCAAAAACTTCTAATAGTGCTTTATCCATTCTCTGAGATTGTGTACCAACAATTAGGTCGAGCATCTTATAAATGTTCTTCATTGTGAATGGAACTTTTACTTGTTGTTCAACGAACTTGTTAATATCCTCCCGTAATCCGCGTGTAGCGTACTTCTGCATGTTCAACTTGTTGAAAATCCAGTTCCAAGATTTTTTCTGCAATTCTTTTGAAAACTCGATTCTTGTTAATTCCCTTTTATCCTGAGTGCAGGTGAAAACTAAATCTTTACTATATCCTGCAACCTCACCGATCAAAGAATTCATTTTTATGGCATTTTCTATCACCTGATCATATAGCATAACTGCATTCACATATCGTTGAACGATTTCCCTGACAGCATTATAACTCATTATGCCGCTTTGATTTGCTTCGGGGTCATCATCTTCGCTGGTGAAATAATCACCAAATGAGCTGTTGGAAACGGGTTTGTATAATCTTATTAGGCCGATATCTACACCCGTTTGTCTCTCGCTATCTGAGAATGCATCGCCTAAATTTTGGCTATTGCCATAATCTTTGATTATAGAAAGTAGTTCTTTTCTTGACCTTGAATAATCGTTTGAAAGTGTGTTGTGATTGCACAGTGCAACGATTTGACATCCAGATGGGGCAATACTCCAAGCATGTAAAATATGCTTTTCGTCGGCACTAAATGGCGGGTTCATATAAATAGCATGAATATGACTTATCTCATCAGATTGTACTTTCAGGAAATCTGAATTAAGGAATCGTGCTTTACTGGCGGAAATTTTAGCAAGATTTTCGTCAGATTCGCAGCACAAAACTTCGCCCCCCCTAGAATTCAGGATATCTATAATATCTCCTTTACCTGAACTAGGTTCTAAAACCACTCTTCCGGTTAAGTCATCACCATTAATCATTAGTTCAATAATGTTGGCAGGAGTTGGATAAAAATCTTTGTTAAACATGTTGCTTTAAAATGTTTAGGTGGAGCGACTGACGCCGATCCAAAGCTTTTTACGCTCCACCAGGGTTAAAAATTGAACTATTAAATACTTTGATTTATACCTAAAAGGCTTTCACAAATTCTCTTAGTGTCAGGCGCAAAATCCTTATTGTACATCCACGAAACGTAACCTAAGTCATAGATTGCCTTCGTGCCTTTGTGCTGACCGAAGTTGAAGATGATATCACCGTCTTGATCAGTTGTAAACTTTCCGGATAGATCAAGAACTGGTTTATCATGATTGCAATACAAAGCCAGCGCACCTACATCATTAGGCAGATCAGGATATGCATTTAACTGATTAAGGAAAACATCAACAGTAGCTTCAATATCAGAAACTGCGCTATGCGCATTTTCAAGAGGATAACCACAATATTTTAAAACTGCCGCAGCCAAAGTTCTTTGCTCCTTGCGTTTAAATATATTTCCTGCATCAATAAACTTAATGGTTGAATAATCAATGATCAGATTCGCCCGTAAAAACTCATTATAAAGCATCGGGATATCATATGCATTACTATTAAAACCACCGAAATCACAGTTATTTAAAATGCTCCATATTGTAGCGCTTAATTCTTTAAATGTTGGTTCATTAGCTACATCTCCGTCCAAAATCCCATGAATTTCTGAAGATTTTGCCGGGATAGGCATTTCTGGATTTATTAACCAGGAGAAGGATTCTCTGGTGTAGTCTGGGTGAAGCTTGCAGATAGCAAGTTCTACAATTCTATCTTTTGTTGTATCTAATCCAGTAGCTTCTATGTCAAAGAAGGCTATTGGACGGGTGAATTTTAAATTCATAGTATTTGCTTTAAAATGTTAATGATGATTATTTACCAATACTGATATCCCTTTTACGCTATGCGCAGTAATAGGCTTGAAATCTTACCGTATCACGGTATTCCGGAGACTTGATAAGTCCATCTCCACAACCTCCCAAAGATTCAGCTCCAGCCTCGTCTAACACCACCCTGCTATCGGCTTCTTTTTGAACTCTGAAACATATTTGAACCGGAAGGTTGACCTTAGCGTCTCCACTGATGACTTTTACAGAGGCTCGCTGTGTTGCGGCCATAACTCTCATGCCTACAGACCTACCTTTTTGCAGGATCATCTTCAAATTCTCCTCTAAGGATTTTAGTTCACCAACGGTTACCAGCCCCATTTTGGCTGATCCATTTACATAAGTCCCTATCTCCTGCAGTTCCTTTTGGATTAACTGCTTTCCTTTTCGAGCTTGATCTACCGCGTCTGCGAATTCATCAAAAATGATCAGTACATCCCAATGCATTCCATTTTTGACGCACTCCTGCATCCGTTTTACTGCATCAGCCATAGCATCCTCAATTTCAAGAATATCGTTATATACCTTTACTTTAGCGTGGTTCTTGTATTTGATGAATTCAAATTTCGGGTCCAATATGATAACCTCACTGGCAGCTCCTTGAAGAGCATATTCAATAGTTGATCTGATTGACACAGACTTACCGCTTCCGGTTCCCCCACAAACGAGTGCATGGGGTGTTGAATGGTTATTCAAGTTCCATATAATAGTGTTTCCAAAATTGTCCTTTCCAATTGGGATTTTCCTTTCTATCAAATCACCGGGACAAAATATTAAGTCCTTTTCACGGGCTTTAGAAAACTCTATGGACAGATAGGCTTTTCCTTCATGCATCACCAAGTCTTTTGAGATTCGTACGTTTGATACATCCAGTGCATTCGCGATATCTAGTCTCCTGCCTTGAACTGAATTAACTGTAACTCCAGCTGAAACCCTCAGCAAATATGTGTTGCTCGAAAAGCCATCGAATATGTGCTCAACGCTGACAATTAAGCCAAAAGATCGCAGGATGTGTTCTATTTTTTGAGAAGGGGTCATGTTTTTATTGCTTAAATCGTAATGAATAAATGATGATGCGTTTTCTTTAAATTGTTTTATGACTTTTGGGTTTATGGAGGCTAAAGAAGAATCTCTGATCTTTCTGAGGCGTTTAGCAACAAGATCCTTTTTGTCTGGATGCACATTGAAGTCTTCCACCTCAGCAATCATCGTTTTTGCCCAGAAATCATATATCTCGGCCTTATCCTGCAGTGTATCTGAATCATTGATAAGGTAGACGTAATCAGGGTCACTAACGGCTTCGAGCATCCTTTTAAGAGATTCGTATATAAGAGCCTCGTATAGCCTCCTAACATCAGGTGTCATAGCCAGTTTGAATGGCCTAAGTTGTGATGATTTATCCTTATTCTGAGAGTACTTATTTTCTATAAACCATACCTCATCGACAATCTCACCGTCATTCGATTCAGAACATTTCACATAAGTGATTGCCTGTACACCGATTGATAGCTTTAGCGCTTCTTCGTCCGAGAATGCATTTTTTGATTTATGGTCAATGATGACAATCCTTCCATCCTTTAGTTTTACTTTTAAATCAATCTTCGCCTTGCAAGGAAGCGGAATATCTACGCCATTGATTGTTAGGAACTCATCGCAAAATACTTCAACCTCTAAAACTTCAGCAATCTCCTCTTCATATACGTGAAGCTCTGAAAAGAAATTACGGATCAGGGCTACAACTGTTTTATATGCTTTTTGTTTACAGTCCTCAATTGAAGGAGTTGTCTTCTGAATTTTCCATAAGTAGGGCTGAACCTCCTCAATGTATTCGAATGCTAACATTTCCAAGTCAGCGACATCAAACTGGTCGCCGCGTTGTTTTGCATTAAAGTAGCGATCAAGTGCAAAGTGATATGCCTGCCCTGCTACTGTTGTCGCTGATTGTTTGGAGCGGTGTCCATATATATGGATCATTTCGAAGGCTTTTTCATTTCTGGAAAATTGCCCCAGCTTCGAGTAACTCCAACTATTAACTAGATAGTTGGAGAAAAGATGATCGATCTCGTCTTTAGAATATGACTTATAAATACTCATTATGGCATTTGTGGGGGTTGAGTTGCATTACTAGATTGATTTGCTTTAAGATCAGCTTTCTTTTCGGTGCCAGTTTTAACAGCGGGTTTGAATACCATTTCAGCAGTAACATCTCCATCTTTGAGCGCTTGGGCGACACCGATGAGAACAACAAGATCTGCTTTAACAAGTTGCTCCACATCAGTCTTTCCAACCAAAGGCAAAACCTCTGCTGCATCTTTATCATATACTTTTTTAAATCCTGCTAAAACATCTTTAATTCGCTTGGCAAAGTTTTGATCATCACCGATAATTTTCTGTTGTGAGGCATTATACACTTTATCGACAATAGCCCTGGGAATTATTCCAAAGATTGCATTACGAAGGGCAATTGAATTAGCAGCGTTACCTGTGACAGTAATCATATCATCGCTCATCCTTCCTGTTTTGGTCATTATGGATCGCTTAACCTCCACCTTGAGAGCAGCATTATTTTCAAGGTCCCATACAACAGACTGGCTGGTAATATCTTTTAGACCAATTTCAATTACTTTGGTCTCACCACGAATATTGCCCCAGTTTTGCATTATGATTTTTGCAAGATGTACACTAGGCCCTGTTATAGCCTTTCCTCCTCTTGGAACAGAGTATGTACAAGTTGAAGCCGTTTCGACATCCATTGTGACAGTAAAAATTGAGTTATTTAAAGCCTTTTGCATGTCTCTTGGGTAAGCTTTTGCAGTTGACACTTGAATATCTATTGATGCTTTTTCTCTAAGCATCGCCATTTCATTACCTTGTATTGACACGGCTGTTATTTGATCTTCTTCCATTATTTTTTATGTGATAGTTTTGATTTCATTTCTATCGCTAGGTCGCTAAATCCTAGACCTTCAGTGACTGTTATTACAGCCAAAGCAGTTGCATTTACACCAGCATTCTGAAATTGTGCTTTCAAGTATTCCATTTGCACCACCCGTGCCCCGGTCAAGAGATTGTTTATAGCTAATTCCTTGCATTTCATTAGGGTAATTTGGTTTTCTATTTGAATGAATTCCATTATCTTTTTGATAAAAATTCTTTGAAATAAACAGTAGTTAATTCGATAAAATTCTCTTCAAAAAACTCATCTATGCCAGTTACCTCCATTTCCTTGTATATGTCGAACTCAGGATTCCCATCTCCATTTGGAGAAGAATTATCGACTAGGACACTATCAAAATTCATCTTCAGTTTCTCAATCCAATTCAATAGATTTAAAACAGGCTCGCGCATCATTCCATTTGATGTTTGATACTCTATTGAGTCCACATTCAGCTCCGGTTCAAATAGTAATTGATTCATTTTGCTATAAATGTTAAGGGGCTTGTGCTATTTATTTAATAGTGATATTTCTAGTTTTATTTCGATGCAACTGGCTTGCATGCGTTTTACTTTTTGAAGGATACCCTCAACCATTGAGCGCAACTCTTCTTTATCCTTTTGTGACATAGGCCTGGTTTTAATCACTTAACCGATTCTGGTTTTGTGAAATTTTAAAATCTTGTTAGTTTCATTTACGACAGCGTGAACATCGAATGGGCGCTCATTCATGTGCACTTGATTTCTAATACTGATAGCCCAGTTATTAAAACCTTGTTGTGTAGGGTCGTAATCCAACGGGATTACTGTTTTAGTAATAGCTAATATTTTCATAGCTTTGCGATGCTTTAAAATGTTAAGGGTCTAACTCTTGATATTTACCCCGGACCACGAATCCGGGGTTTTTGCTTTAAGATTGTATTAGTAGTTTTTAAACTTTGGCTTTTTAGCCTTGAAGTAATTCGAATTCATAAAATCTTCAACATCTTTCCTTTTAAATCTCAGGCAGCCCCCTATAATAGAAAACCCAATATCTTGTTTGTTGTCGTTAACCCAGGTTTTACCAAATCCTGTAAACTCCATCAATTCCTGAGCAGTTAAGTATGGCTTTTTGCTATCCTTAAGTTCTGCAGCCGTTGAAACCACTGTATCCCTTAAACCCTTCACCTGATCAATTAGCTCAATGATCACGCTTTTATCGACTAAGACCAGCCCGGGTGCAATTGTTGTAAATCCGTCCATTATTTATTCCTCCAAACTTTTAGTAATTCCTTTTTTTTAATAATTGTCTTTTCAGTCTCGTACTCCCGATCTGGATACTTAAGCCTCATATCCTTACTGATAAGTGGCGCAACCTTTCCGCGGTCCTTATACCAGAAGTAAATCGGAACATTTACTTCTTCAAGCTTTTCAAGAGGGCCGATCCATGTAAATTTTTCTTTTGGCGCCTCAATAATCTTAATCCCTACCCCTACCAAATCCATTTTATCATTCCTTTTTTTGTTGCGAACACCGCTAATTCTATTTTACTTCTGAAACCTGTTTTTCTTCTTATATTTTGCCAGTGTGTTAATACTGTTGCTGATGAAATACATAGTTTATCTGCTATTCTTTTATCCGGAAGCATTACCAACCTTAGAATTTCAATTTCCATTTTGGTTAAGAATCCTGCTTTCACCTGCATAACACAGCATAATTTGCCTTCACTCTTGCACTTGCCTCTTCTTCCACAGTCAAAGAATTCGGAGTGTCCCATATTACCTTGCGAATCGATATCAGGATTCGGGTCTAACCCTCCATATTTGCAATAAGCATGCTGCCTCGGATATTCAACTACTGGTAGTTTCTTCCAGTGTCTTCTTAAAGTTTTAACTGCCAAGGGTGTCTTATAAAGGTCATCAGTGAGCTTTTGCTTTATCCATTCAGGAAATTCCCTGTATGACTCATAAACCTTTCCCATATTCATACATCTCACATCCATCTCATCAGGCTTAGCAAAAAACTCCACACCGTTATCCGTCATTCCGGCATAGTGTGCATTTTCATAATTTGCTGGTAACATATAGTAGTTTTTAAGTATATGCCTTTTGGGGCTTTTATATTATCTTTGTTGTGTTGTACAATACAAATGTAGTTCGTAATTACGAACTTTACAAAACATTTGTTCGTAATTACGAATATTTATATTTAAATGACTGATAATCAGGATAAAAAAAATTCGGAAAAGTTCGCAAGACTGCAAGAAGTGATTGCTTTTTTCAAGTACAAGAATGATTCTGAGTTCGCAAAAGCGATCAAAACCTCCAAATCCTATATCTCCGAAATATTGAAGAGCAAAAAGGCTCCAAAAACAATGGGTCAGAAATTGGAAGATTACTTAAATATTTCTAGAAGGTGGTTTGAAGATGGGATTGAGCCGATGATAATCGATAGGCAAGACCCCAAGAACAATATCAATGCTCAGCTTGTAGGATCATTTGACTATCCAATGGAAACTGATGACCGGGTCACAGAACTTGGAAATGGCCGATATTCATTTCAAGTACCACTAATACCTGAATACGGTTATGCAGGCTACATTTCAGGATGGAGAGACAAAGAATATTTAGAAGAATTACCAAAACATATAGTTATCGTGCCGAAACGCCCTCAAGGAGAATATTTAGCAGTAGAAGTAGTAGGAGAAAGTATGGAGAACTGGAATGATCCAGAGCTTGCCAAACAAAGCATAAGAGATGGAGAAATTGTAACAGGAAGAAATATAGCAAAGCATCACTGGACTACTAGATTCCACATGCATAAGTTTAAAGATTTTATCATTGTCCATAAGGATGGTATATTGATAAAAAGGATGATTAAGCATGACGTAGAAAATGGAATCATCACTTGCCACTCTTTAAATCCTAATAAGGATATGTTCCCTGATTTCGATATTGACCTTAGAGAAGTATTACAGATATTAAATATTATTCACCCAGTTAGGTAACCATGGCAAAGGATTTAACGCTACTCGTAATTGTTATTGCTTTATTTGTAAGATGCTCTCCAAGTGCTGAAGAAAAGGCAAGGCTAGCAACGTTGAAAAAGGAACAGAGTATAAAAGATTCAATTACAACCGAGAAAAATAAAGCTGAAGCTAAACTAATCTTAGATATTGAATCAGGCAAAGTCCTAAAGGACACTATTGGTTTATCTAAATCTCCTGTCAAAATAACAACCTCAAAAATTGTTAAAAGGGAATATAGCAATTATAATGACATCCACCTTTCTTACAAGAATATTTCAAAAAAGCCCATAGCTGCTATTAAATTTAGATGGAAGGGTATAGATGCTTTTGGTGATCCCGCTGAAATGGGTGGATATACAGATGGAACTGGGGGTGGTTTTGCTGATGAATTGTTAGGCCCTGGAAAATCCTCTTCTGGAACCTGGGAGATATTAAGTAGAAATGCAAAAAAAGTAACAATCGCTTGGCCAATTGAAATTGTTTTTTCTGATGGCAGTAAATGGTACATTAATAATAATTAAGATGCAAGAAATAGATTTAAATGAAATTGGGGTCCGGGTTAGAATAATAAGAGAAGAGCAAGATTTAAGTCAAATAGAACTTGCTGAACAAAGCGGCTACAATAAAAAAACAATTTCATTGGTAGAGAATGGACACACTCGACCAGGCGAAAAACTTATTCTTTTCCTTTCACAAAATTTTAAAGCAAACAGTGAATGGATTATAACTGGTAAAGGCGAAAAGTATTATAATAAAAAATCTGATTCAAAATCTATCAACGTCTTGCATGCAAAAGTTGTTAGTTTAGAGATGGAACTTAGCGAAGTAAAATCAATTTTAGAGAAGGTATTAAAGAAATTGACCTAGCTACATTTTGTAAAATACGACCGTTTTTTGACACCATATGTACACCGATTTTCAAAACTACGTGTAACGACCTGAAATAAAGTGACATAATTATAGCAAAAGTAATCCTTTTTGGGTGCCTTTTTGTTTGTTATGTATATTTACCAAAATTGATTTTTATGGAACAACGTTTTCCTAAAGGCAACAAACCCAGAATTGTAATTGTAGGCGGTGGCTTTGGTGGCATTGA